ATAATCTAAATCACCAATATCTAAATTTGCTTCAATTTCTTCATAGATTTCTTCTTCTGTAGTATCATCTGGAACTACTATAGTTACTTTAGCTTTACCATTTACATAGCAATTTGCTGTTACTTCTTTCATTTTACTCTCCTTATATATTCTGGATATACTTTACTAGCACTAACTTTTTTACCTGCCTCATCTACTAATACTTTCTTACCACTAGGAGTTTTTACTTCGTAATATTTAGGTAAAGGTTCTTTACCTTGTTCTCGCATGAAGTCATCAAATATATCTGTGCCATTTTGTTGTCTATATAGATTAGACATAGCACACATTATATTTACGTTAAAATTTAATATATCACTATTATCATAGCCCCAAAGAACTTCTTCTATGTTATCTTCTCCGATTGCAGTAAACTCGTCCATGGACGTAAATTTTTCAACAGTACTAAAATAATCTATACACTCATATTTCTTGCCATCATATACTTTATTAGGAATAAATGTAATTAAAAATTCTTTTGGAGTTAACCTAGCTAAAAGTTGTGTTGTTTCTGTACCTGCCTGAAATATTAAATAACTATTATCTTCTAACTTACAAATACAATTAAAATCTTTAACTAAATATCTACAAAGACTCATATATTGATATCTATCATATGGGTCTAGATTTAATAAAATATTATCTATTATTGACTTATATTTCTCATGCCACCATTCAGTAGTTTTCTTATTACCATCAATTACTTTAAAATTAGTAGATGCATCCATCGTCATAATCTATTTCCCTGTATATTACATCTGGTTTAAAAACTTCACTTATTTCAAATAAAATAAAATCATCTTCATGTTCTGTACCATCATCAACAATAACATCATGAAATGCTTTTGTGTCTTCAAAAATAAAATCACTAACGTATGTTGTAGAATCTGGGCTATAGCAATAAAGTTTTCCTGTACTACGATTAACTGCAATTATCATGATAAATCTCCTTTTTTAATAACTTCCAATAATTCTGAATCTTTTAAGTTGTATAACTTGCCACAATTAAGATCTGCTGTACCATATTCTTTCATTAAAATATTATAAAGTAATTGCAAAAATCTTTGATGAGGATACTTTGCATGTAACTTTATCAATTCTTGCCCTAATATTACTATATCTAATTTACTTTCCACTAGAACCAACTCCACCAGTACGAATATCTGAAAGTGGTTTATCATCATCTGTAATATAATATGAAGAAAAAATGCCTTGAGCAATTCTATCATACTTCTTAATTTCTACAGACTCATCCCCATAATTATATAATGCTACTAAAAGATTGCCATCGTTTTGGATATTGCTATAATAAGAACTATCTATAATTCCTGTAATATTAGCAAGCATTAAATGTTTTTTAATTCCTATAGAGCTACGCACATGAATAGCCAAATACTCATTACTAGGCATATATGCTTTTACATCTGTCTTAAATACATGCATAGTATTAGGTGCTATAATAGCATCTTCATTACTATAAATATCATATCCTGCTGATCTTAAATCAGACCTTGTTGGTAATTTTACATCTTTACTAGCATCCTTTACTCTCTCAAACCCTCTGTACCGCAAAATTCTTCCTCCTTTGGATCAATCTTCTTCATTAAACTAGTTGCAACTTCAAGTTTTTTCATAGCTACTGATACTTCCAAAATTGCAACATCAACATATTCCTTATCAACATAATTAAGATGATTTTCTGCAACCTCCAAGTCAGAAATTGCTTCATCAATCAGTTTCTTTACTTCTTCCTTGCTCATTAGAAAACCAAATCCTTTCTTATTTTACTTTCATCTTGCTTTTTCCTAGTTACAGACTCTTGTGGTCTATTATTATTTTGTTCATATGCCATCTGCCTATATCCACACAATACAGATCTATGAACCATTTGAACTCTTTCTATTTTAGGTATTTTTTCTAAGAGTTCACATTGAGCTATCCAGCTTATTTTAGTTGGATAGAATCGTTTTTGTCTACATACTTTTAGAAAATCTTTAATCTCTTTCATTAAAGCACTATCATCTCCAAACTTAGATTCAGCAATTTCTAAAAGCGTTAGGTTTTTCTTAGGCTTCTCCTGTTTAGGGATATTAAATAGACCCATATTTGCTCCTCCTCAATTTCTATACATAGTATATCACACTTCTAAGGGTTTGTCAAGAAGAAAAATAAAAAAGGACAGGAAAATTTTCTCCTGTCCTATCCTCTAATTTAATCCTTCTTATATACATTATTGCCTATTGGTTTTGGTGGAGTTGTGAGTGCTTTTATAGGCTCCCAACCAAAATCATTTATACGACTAATAAAAGTTTGATAAGCTACCTTTCCGCATTCTCGCCACCACTCTTTAGCAGTTTTTGTAATACCGTCTATAGTTATATAGTGATTTCTTCTTGTATTATTTCCCTGCTTTAAATGTGTAGTCCACCTACAATTTTCTTTACAATAATTCCCATCTACATCAATCCTGTCTAACGTAGTCTCCTTCTCACCAAATTCTTCTACATGTACTTGATAACTTTCATACATATCAGACATAAATTCTTCAAATGTATTCCACTCAACTTTTATACCTCGTCCACCGTAATTTTCATACCCAATACATTTAGGAGAAGTACAACGTCTTTTTGCATCATGATAAATATGATAAAATCTAGTACCTGTCATTCCATGTGTAGATGTATAACCACTATGCTTTAAACATCCACAAGACTTTACCATACCACTACTTAAATGGCTATAGCTAACAGTCTTAAATCCTCCACATTCACACTCACAAATCATTTTTGTACGTTCACCCTTTTTATACCTAACACCTATAATAGTAAGCTTACCAATTCTTTCTCCAATATGGTAATTCATACTAACATTGCTAATAAATATCGCCTCACTTTAAATAGGATTATCATTCATCAACCTTTCTGCTAGAGAATTGCTAACCCATTTACCAATACGTTGTTTAAGGGCATCTACATCTGCAAGTTGCTTTTCAGCCTGTGTTAAATTCACATAACCATTAAAAGAAATATTATTACCTGCTACATTAAAGATAAGTGTATCTTCTACTAATCCATCTGGATTATAAGCAAAGATATCAAATACTGGCCCTTGTGGTTTAATATTACCACGAATACGTACAATAGAAAGTGGTTCAATGTAATCTTGGCTTACTTCTACTTCTTCGACATTAATTGTGTCATATTCACCAGTTTTAATGAGGTTTGCTTTAAGTGTACCTGCATTATCCTCTTGATCACAAGCAGAAATAATTTGACCATTTCTACCATTTTTTAGTAAATATACATACATGTTTATCATACCTCCTTTATAATATTATTAACCTTCTCCATCTCCTGTTTCTGTACCACCTTCAGTAGGTTCTGTACTTTCTCCTTCAGTTTCTCCACCAGTATCTGGGTCAGGATCAGGTTCTGGATCAGGGTCAGGTTCAAGATCTGGTTGTGGATCTACCTGTTCAGGATTATCATTAACAAGTCTTTCACTAAATAATCCTTCAATCCAACTTGTAAGTCTAGTTTTTAAAGATGTAATATCACTAGCACTAATTTCTGCTTCAGTTAATTTAGCATACCCAACAAAACTAACAAGATTAGCAGTTACAGTAAATGTCATCTTATCTACTTCTGTTACTCCTTCTGGAATATTATATGGAGTAATAGTAAGTCTAGGGCCACCAGATGCAAAATACCCTTCTACTTTTACAGCAGATAACGCTGTTACTATATCAGAACTTACCTCAATAGTTTCTAAATCAATTTTACGATAAGACCCAACCTTTAAAAGATTACTACGTTCTGCAATGGCACTTGCTTCAGTGTCATATGCATTGATAAATTGTCTATTAAGACCATTTCTTAGAATATATACGTTCAAAACTCATCCCTCCAAATTTAATAAAACTACTTTATTACTATCTAAAGACGCTTTTACGTCTATTATTCTTTGATTTGATGACCCTCTAAAAGCTAAATTTAAATTTCTCAGCTCATCTATATATCTACCATCAACAAGTACATCTATGTAATCTAATATTTCTCTATTATATAGTGTTTCATATGTATATCCTGTATATATCCAAATCTTTTTATCTAATTTTTTACACAAAAATAATACTGTGTCATAATTTTCTGGTGTTAGTGGTTCTCCACCCAATATAGATACTCTATCAATATATTTATTATCAGCTAATTCAATAAACTTATCTTCAATATCAGGAGTCCATTCCTTACCACCATTAAAGTCCCATGTTACTTGATTGAAACAATTCTTACAATGAAAATGACATCCTTGTACATATAGTGCTACACCTATACCTATACCATTTGACACATCAAAATTTCTTATACTTGCAAAATTCATTACAACGCCTCATGATTATCTAAATGCACATATCTCTCATTTATTTCTTGTGTTCTTCCTTGGTTAAAGAAGTTAGAACTTATATACCCACAAACTCTACGCCTTACAACCATAAGCCTATGGTCTGTATTACCACAATTTGGACATTGCCAATCTAATTTTCCATCTTTGTCTATAATCTTTATTTCACCTTGATATCCACATACCATACAAGCATCAGATTTAGTATTTATTTCAGCATACATTATTGTATTATAAATATGCTTAACTATAGACATTAGTGCATCCAAATTATTAGTAACGTCACAACTTTCTACATAGCTTATCGCACCACCTGGACTCAATGCTTGATATTCTGCTTCTTTAGTAAGCTTAGTAAATGGATCTACTTCCTCTTTAACCCAGTAATGATAGCTGTTAGTTATATAATCTCTATCAGTAATTCCATCTATAATACCAAATCGTCTTTGTAATGCTTTTGCAAATTTATGAACTCCAGTTTCCATAGGTGTCCCATATAAACTATACGAAATATTTTCAGCTTTACGCCACTCTGCACACTTAGCATTAAGAGCTTTCATAACTTGTAATCCAAACTCTTGCCCCTTATTACCATCCATATGAGAACAGCCTGTCATATACCTAACACATTCATATAGCCCAGCATATCCGAGGCTTGCCGTAGCCACATTATTATAAAATAATTGTTCTATTTTTTCATTATGCTCTAATCTAGCTAAAGCCCCATCCATCCACATAATAGGTGCTTCATCTGCTAATGTATCAGACAAATGAGCTATACGCTCTTTATGTGCTTTATGACACAATTCAGCCCTCTCGTTAAATAATTCCCAAAATAAATCAAAATCTCCTTGAGATGACAATGCAATATCAACAAGATTAAGTGTAACAACTCCTAAATTATACCTACCATAGTATTTATGATTTACTGGGTCTGGTGTAAGAAAACTTCTACACAACCTACATTAAGTAGGCTAGACTATATCTTCACTATAGTTTACTATAATGCTTTGCACTTCCCAACACTAATTGGTACTCTACTCACTTATAACATATATATGCTATGTTTTCGATAGTCGTTTAACTTTTATCATACTCAAATAAATAACCTAGATAATCTTCATGTAATTCGCCTTTAAGAACTCTTGCTAATTTATGTCTGTCAACATGCAAAAACTTCGCACATTTTCTAATAGAAGTAAATCTACCGATAATTGTACCATCTAATTGTTTCACAATAACCGCAGTATTATTTTTATGTACTCTATTACCGCTATGCCAACCATGATAAACATTATATGAATTTGTACACCATTCTAAATTATCTAAATTATTATTCAATTTATTGCTATCTATATGATTTATATATTTATAGCCATTAGGATTTGGAATAAAGCAATGTGCATAAATTACATGCACTCTCTCATGTACACCTTTATGATTTTCATCTGTATACACAACTTGCATATATCCATCAGAACCTATATGTGGAGTTAACTTTCTACCAGTTCTTTTACTATAAATAGTTAAATCATCACCAACCAAAAAGCCTTTATATTCTCTCAAAATTCCTCCTTCGGCTATTTATTTAAGTATGATACTTAGCACAGGATTATTCTTTTTCAAGACCTTCCCTGTTAGCCTATTCGTTAGTCACCATTTACTGTGATTACCTTAGTCGAATAGACACCTAATTTTGTTCACAAAGTTTTACATGAGCTATATTACTAACCCATACATGGATATACATCACCCTTAAGTTCTCTCATCTTTTTAGCTGAAATATAGTCAGGAACCATCCTTTTAGCAGTACACTTAACAGCCAATTCTGTTAAGTAATAATACTCACTATCCTCATGAATATTATTTTCATCTAAAGTATATAATAATTTTGGAAATGCAGGAGTAATCCACTGTCCTGCTCTATTTTTCATTCCTTGTATTCGTTGATTTAAAAATTCTTCAGTAAGCATTGCAATCTCTTTTGTATATTCTGTATCTTCATTTAAATACATAAATACAGATACAAAAGGTGACTGACCATTAGAATTGCACATGCTGTTTATTTGATAATTAAATGTTTGCACAGAATCAGCTATTTCTTTTTTTAAGTCTTCTAATGCAAACTTTTTTACTAAACTATCATCTAGATCACGATTTTTATATTTATTTACATAATATTCATAGCTACTTCTTACAAATGGAGCTAAATGAGTTAATGTAATAGTTGTACCACCATATTGACTTGAAGTAACTGATGTAATTACTTGTGTTGCTAATGTGGTTGCAGTTAATATTCTATGTGGTTTATCTATATGAACTCCATTTATGTTTGTTCCATTCTGAAGCATATCTTCTAAATTAATTAGACAACAATTTGTTAAATGTTGGGCTGCATAATCAAGATCATGTATCTTTATTATAGCTTCTTTATCTGCCTGTATAACATCTGGTGAAAATATATGTTTTTTTGCTATATGTTTACTTACAATACCTGCCATATAATCACGTTTAGTTGTAACAACATCAGCATCCTTATTTGAATTTTCAGTAGACCAGTATTCACTTTGACCTGAAAGCATAGATGATAGTTGAGATTCTAATTCAGTATCCATATTACGCTGAAATTCTCTAATAGCTCTATATCCCTCATAAGCTCTGGCTACATCCTTTTTTCCTCTAGCAATTAACTGATTAAATACTTCTATTTCTATAGCTGAAATACTAATTTCTATATCATTTTTGTGTGAATCTCTTATATATTCAGAAATATGTAGGGCTACTTTCTTAGAAACATTCCCACAAAATTTCATTGATTTCAATATTGCGTTATAAATCTTTTTGTAGTCAAAATTTTGTAGACTACCATCACGTTTCTTAACTTTAACCACATAACTCACCCTCACTTTTACATAAAACAAAAAGCAAGACATCTTGCCTTGCATATTTGTTCTCTAATTATATTATACCACAAATTAATTAAATTGTCAATCCTCATCTTGCGGTGTTAAAGATTTGACTGTTTCAAGAGCTTGATCATCTACTAGTGCATTAGCTCTTTCATAAAGACTAGCTATGTAATCATCTACATCTTCATTTTTTAAATCTTCCACGTTAGCATCATAGCCAACCTCGAAAGAATAGAACTCTTCCCCTAATTTCATAGTACGTTTAGAATTTACATGTACAGATTCAACTTTTGCCATAATTATTACCTCTTTACCTTGACAAACTTAACAGCCATAGTTTTTTTCTCAATAATACAATCTGCAAATTCAGCACCATTAATTTCACCTGTAGCAATAGAATCTTCCAAAGCTTCTTCATTTACTACCTCCTTCAGTAACCATTTTGCATTTAGCTTTTTAACTACTTCTAAAGTTTTTTCTGGATCTAATTTTTGAGATACTCTTTCTTCTACAACAGCTTTATACTCATTTCCTTCATATGAACCTACACCTTGAGATTTAACTTCTGCCTTTAACTTATCTACTTCTTTCTTTAAAGCTGTCAACTCGGCATTTTTAATAGCAAGCAAGTCAATTTCATTTTCTGACATATATAGTGCTCCTTTAAAAAATCATATTGATTAGACATGGAATAATTCTATAAAGCAATAATATACTGAAAATTCCTAAGATAGCTATGACAAGCATAGCCATAAACCTATACAATTTCATAATCATTATCTCTTAATTGATCCTCTACTGATTTTTCATCTGAACTATATTTAAGTTTATACACTGGATACTTATCTGGTGGCATGTATGGAAATTCTACTGGAACTCTTGATTCTCTACAGGTAAATTTAACCCCATCTGGTTCAGCAAAAATTCTACCTTCTACATCATAACATTCTCCAGTTTCTTTATTTTTAAATACTGCTGAATATCTTTTATTTTGCCATGTATTGCCATCAGGATCTAATATATCTGACCACTCATCCTCTTCTCCAGTTAATGGAGTTAAAGGTTTCCAACTCCAAAGCCTATCTACAAGTGTAATTACAATAGAAGCTGACATATTAGTATGTCCTTGATCTACAAGTGTTTTTAGAACTTCTAATACAGCTTTGTTCATATTATCACCGTAGAAATCAAAGTTATATCTTTTAAGTTCTTCTTCTGCCCAAGTTAGCATATCTGACATAATATATACCTCATTTTAAGAAATCAGCACCAAGAATAAATCCACCAGTATTACCACTAACTTGTGGCAGGTTTCCAGACCACTTTTCAATAGCTCTTTGACGCAATACATTTTCGGTTAAAGATTCTTGCAATTTAGCATTAGCTTGTGCCTGTCCTTCTGCTTCAATAATAGCAGCATCTGCCTTACCTTTAGCAGTAACTCTAGCTTTTTCAGCTTCAACTTCTGCTTGTTCTTTTTCAATACGAACACGTTGAAGTTCATTTTGTGCGTTCACAACATTTTGGATTGCAGTTGCAGTTGCTTCATCAGGAACGACATCTGAAAGATTAAAAGTTTCAATAACAATTCCATACTCTTCCAAATCATTTCTAAACGCTTCAAATATCTTTTGATTAATTTCTGGGCGTTTATCTCCAACAAGTTCCATTAAACTATATTGAGAAGTGATATTATTGAGTGCTTCATACATAGCATTTTTCATGTAGCCATTTTGAATTGACTCAATATTTTGCCCTCTGAACTTTGCATAAACAGCAGGTAGTTTTTCTACATCCATATGATAAGCATAAGTAACGGATACATTTACCTGCTTACCATCTTTAGTATTAACATTTACACTCTTATCTACCTTCTTATCATCCTTATCACTACCATCTACAGTATTTTTTGTATAATATACTGTTTCAGTAGAGATAGGATATTCACTCACATGCTTCCACGGAGCTACAATGTGAAATCCTTGTGATAAAGTTTCGTTTTCAATACCACCGTCCATATTGTAAACTACACCAGCATATCCAGGGCCAATTCTATTTACACAAGTGAACATACCTACTGAAAAAACAGCCATTCCTGCAAAAATTCCAATAGCACCAAGATTTTTAATTTCCATGTTAAACTCCTTAAAAAATCTTATTGAAAAATTTCTTTATCTCTCTACCTACTTCCTTACCATAATGAAAACATAGATACGCCCAAATAACAATAAAAGCTATTAAGATACAAAAGAACATTGCTCTCATGTTTAATCAACTCTCAATCTAAAATCTCTATTGTAGCATATCGTACACCAAACTCATTACATTCAGCAACAGAATCCATGAAAATATCTAACACACCATCTTGGGCAACTCTGTCCTTAATAACATAAATTTGACCATTATACCGAACTCTTGTCCCCAAAGGTAAGCCATTCATAGCTGCACACCCCACATAAGGAACTTCACCATTAGCCATAACACTATTAGGAGTTAGGCCATCATTAAGAGCGTATGCGCTTACCTTTACTTGCATTGTCCTGTAGCTTAATTGCTGTGCCTTTTGTACTTGACCTTTTAATTCTGAAATTTCCTCATTCTTAGATTGAAGGTCAACTTTTAATTCATTTACATACTCAGCTTGTTTTTTAACAGAAGTATCTAATACTTCTATTGCTTGACTTCTTGATTCTAATTTTACTTCTAATTCTTTTGTGTGGTTATACCACAATACATTACTTCCAATTAGCATTCCTGCTAAGATTAAACTTCCTACAACTTTCTTTTTCTGAGTCATTCACACGGTTGTCGAACAAGTTTATCACAGCTTGTTTTGCAACCTGTTCCCTCCCTTTATCTTTTTTACATATACAGTATAGCACATTTTTAAGCCCCTGTCAAGACTTATTTTTAGAAAACTATTCTTCCCAGCTGACAACCCTTCTCATTGCCTTTGGAAAGTCAGTTGTTTCCTTAACTACAACCTTGAAGTCATCATCCCCAACAATAATATGCCCACATACTGGACACACAAACTTGTTATTATAATTTTGAAGAGACTTTTGCAGGGAATTTACATCCAGTCTATCTTCCAAAATATAAGTGAACACATCGTCCATATCAAAATATTTCTTACAGTTAGGACATCTAACCATAGCCCTTAATATTGGTTGAGGTGCATAACTTACAAGTAATTCTAACTTATCCATAAATACCAAACCTTTCCATATATAAATGAAATTCTACAAATTCTGGGATTGAAATTTCAGACTTCTTTATTACTGCTCTTTCAAATGTATGTTTTGTATTATCTGGAAATGTTATAATAAATACTTGACTAGTTTCTTCCATAGGATAACCTAGTATATTAAAGTATTCTTTAAACATTTTTACTTTTTCTTTTTCTTTTTCTGCATATTCTCGCTTTTTCCAGCCCTTGGTTTTTACAAGTCCTGCTCGTTTTTTAATAGCAAAAGGATGTGTTTGCCATAAGTCAAAATGTATCTTTATAGTTTTACCTTCAAGATGTGGAAATTTATCTATAAACTTTTGTATAGGTTTATATATCCATATCATTCCTTTTTCTTCGCCTATAACTTCATCTAATATGAATTTTGCCATTTTATTAGTATGAGAATCTTGTAGCCAAATTACATTTTCTTCTTGCGGATTTCCATAGAAAAGGCTGGGCTTTAAGTGACTAGTATAGCCAGTATAGCCATTTTTATGCTCTAGCATATGTTTACTGTTAATCACTCTTGATTTCATCTAGTTCTCCTTCCCCTGTTAATAGGAAATTTAATACTTTTTCATCTTTAAGATCATACTTATGATCCACTAACGCATCTCCAAGAGCACCCTTCCTTTTTACTATTGAGTGAATATTTTCATCTATAGTATGTTTGCAGACAAGTGTGATTACAGTTACAGTTTCTGTCTGACCTATTCTATGACATCGATCTTCACACTGAAGTTTTTCACTAGCACTCCATGATTCATCTAAAAATATTACATTAGATGCTTTGTTTAAGGTCAGCCCAACGCCCATTGCTCCAACCGTACCAACTATAATATGACAGTCATCCTTTTCATTAAAGTATTTAATTTGCCCTTCCCTATCCTTTATTTTACCAGTTATTACAGCTGAAATCAAATAATTGTCACTTAGAAATTTTCTGAAATTTGATACTACTGTTTCCCAACAAGAAAATACAATGACAGATTCGTTTCGTTCAATAATTTCTTGTATTAACTCTAATGCTCTATCAAACTTAACAGACTCTTTTACAGTACTAGAAAGAATACTAGTATCAGCTGTTGCTTGTCTAAGTCTTATCATTTGACTAAGTGGATTTATACTTAATTTAATATTATCAATATCTGCCACAATAGCATTTAAAACATCTTTATATATTTTCTTTTGCTTTACTGACATATCCAAAAACTCTTCCACATAAATTTTAGGGGGCAATTGTTTTAGTACATCAGCTTTTCTAAGCCTTTTAGACACTGATATAAGCTTTGCTTGTAATTCATCTAAATGCTTATGCCCCACGACTTCGTAATTACCAAACCCACCTAGTATATCATATCTAGATCTAAAATTACTAAAATTGCCTGTAAATGCTCCCGTAATCTTTAGTGGAATATAAAGGTCATCTGGTCTATTCATGAGTATAGTACCAGTAAGTAAGTACACATATTTAACATGATTAGTTAATCTTAATAATGCCTTTGATTGTTGTGCAGAAGGTGAAACTATTTTATGACTTTCATCTACTACAATACAATTAAATACACCCTTATCCATTAACTTAACTAACTTATCTGTAATAGTTTTCTCTCTAATTGACTCAATGTTAGTAACATAAATAGAAACATCATTCTCAAGATTATTTAAATCTTCTAATTTTTCTTTTGTACCTTTAGTAAGCCATATACCTTTGCTATTCTGTCTATTACCTAAAATTTTACACTTAACTCCTGTTGTATGCTTATTTACTTCATTTTCCCAAGTATACTTAAGCAGGTTCATTGCTGGTAGTATAAGTACTTTGTTTATCTGCCCTAGCTCTATTCTTTTTAGTATTGTAGCTATTGTGCAATTAGTTTTTCCAAGTCCTTGGTCGAGATTATAAATATAACGATCAAAAGCCATTCCTTCATCAAAAGTTTCTTTTTGATATGGATATAATTTAGTAGTTAATGCTTTAGGTAAAGTTATTGTGTGATCTACTATTTTTTCTCCATATTTTTTATTGTCAATTGGCTTCCCATAAATATCTATTCCCTCTTTTGGGAGAATATCTTTAAGTTCTGACAAAGCATCGTAAGGTATCTCCCACATCTTTTCTTCATTATGCCAATATCTTGGAGTTATTTTTCTTATTGCATCTACTATATTTTGTTTGTATCTAAATGTTAAAAATAAACTTTGTTCTATTCCTTTTAATTTTTTTGGTTTTCCATATTTTGCGTTTATCATAAATTAAACTTCCTTATCGCAATACTCATTATTCCTGCTACAAAAGCATTTACAAAAGAAAAATAATGTGTACTGAATATTGTATCTATACCTAAAAGTAATATTGTTCCTTGTACAAATCCTACAATCATGCTTGCTATTACTGACGCGAATAATATTCTCATTTCTCTTTCTCCTATACAATTAGTACAAATAAATAAAATAGCATCTCTATAATTAATACTGTTAATGCTCCGTACAAAAACCACTTAACACTATTTTCTGACATTTCTCCCCAACTCTTTTCTTTTAATTTCTGTACATAGTATAACACACTTTCGTCCTTCTGTCAAGAGCAAAAAAGGGGAAATTTTACTTTCCCCTTAAATTCCTTTCCCTAATTTTTCTAATAATTTATTAAGATATTCCACTACTTATGCGGGTTCCTTTAGGAGTCTCTAATGCTTCCCTAAAAGACATTCCATTATGTAATCTGCGTCTAACCGTATGCCTACCAATGTTATATAATTTACACCAATAAGATATAGGTTTCTTGACACCATCAAGCTCAAACATCTCTATACCATTTCTCTTTTTTGTCTTACGAGGTACTATTTCTAATGCTTCATATATATTCCAACCATCCCTAAGTCTTCTTGCCACTAAATCATATCTCTTATCATATCTTTCAGCTAAATCCCATACTAAGTCAATCTTACCATCAAATTCTACACGTAAAGAAGTTCTTCTATTAAGTATTTGTTCATGACATGTTGCCCAACGACAGTTTTCCTTACAATAATTACCATTATAATCTATACGGTCTAATGATGTATCATTTTCTCCATATTCATCGACATGTTCTTGATACTCATCATACATAGCATCACGAAATGCTATAAATGAATTATTCCATTCTTCACATACTTTTATTCCTCTTCCACCATAATTATGATATTCACAATTACTTTCATTATTACATCTATTTTTCATGTCTTGCCAAATTCTATAAAATCTTGTCCTAGACATATTATGAGTTATTTCTGACTCTGATACATACTGAGATTTCTTACAGCCGCACGATTTTGATATGCCATCTCTCAATGCCTGTGTAGTCAATTTCTTTCTTGTACCACAAGAACAAACTATATTCCACCAAGATGCCCTTTTCTCATATCCTGCATATGATTCAACATACCACTCACCAAAAGTCTGCCCTGTTAAATCTATAAATAAAGCTTCATGTAGTCTTTCTTTTCTCAAACATCCACATGACTGAGAAAATCCTTTCCTTAAACTATAACCATTAACTCTCAAATGCTTTTCTGGATCACAATCACATACACAATCCCAATACCCACCACCAAGATAACTAAGTGCAGTCAATCTTCCAAATTTTTGTCCTGTAATATCTATAACACTTTTATGCAAAAATATCACACCTTATTTTTAATATATTCTAACAACTTATTTATATACTCAACCAAGCTACTTCTTAGAAAGAATAGTCCCGCGACCATAGATGTCATAGAAGCCCATTTACCTAAATCTTCCAATGAACCTAATGGGTCTAGTTTACTTCTTTCCTTTACATACCAATGTATAGATGCTGTTAGCTGTTGACCTAGTGTATATGTTAGGTTACTTGCTTGTTGTTGTACTACATCATGTACTCCATTTTTTAGTGCTGTGTTTATTACATCTTTTTGCGCATCTATATTTTTCTCTAATTCTTTATACCACTGTTTTGCCTCATCTATATTTTTTGGCTCTACAAATGCATAAGAATCTACAATAGCTTTTGTAGTATCTGCTATTACTGTATTTACAGTTTCTTTTACTATCTCTTTTGGTTTTTCTTTATTTTCTGTTGATAACATTACTACTTCTTTACTTATTATTTGATCTATATCTATTATTTTTAATACAAAAGATTGTGTAGTAAAATCTTTCTTAGTTATAGTTACTGGTAATACTCCTACTTCTATTCCACTTATTGAAGTATTTCCTAAATTATCAGTTGTTCTTTCTATTAAACCTTTACCTTCTAAATTAAATACTACTGAAGCTTCTTTAACTGGTTCTCCTGTTAAATCTTTTGTTTGTATTTTAATTTGTGCCATCTAAATTTGTGGCGTTCTCCATCCTCTATAAGATAAAGGAGAACGCCACTTTCACCTCACTTTCTAAATAAGAATTATTATGTTGTAAAAATTTAATCTTTGAAGGTACTTTTTCAACTTTATTTCCAAATAAATCTTTTAATACAAAAGACCCTCTTTGCCTTAATCCTCCAATAAACCATAACTTATCATTATACTCTACTGTATCATGCAAACAAAACCCCCTTACAAAATGTCCTGCTTGTGCTCTTTTACGAACACCACCTTTTGTTAGCACTTCTCTATGTAGTTTACGATTATGTCTTCTTACTTGCTTTCTAAGAAAATAATAATCAAGCCGTTCTGCTTTAAGATTATTTGATATACAGTAAGCATCTGTAGTATGAGACTTTTCTATATTATTTTCTATACGCTTTACTTTTGTAATATAACCATAAGTTAAACTTACATTAACATAAATTTCTTTTAACTTATTATAAAAAGCCCATCTCATTATTCCCATAAAAGTAGCGTCTTTAAATGACATACCTCTTTTTATATTTTTAGGTAAATCTATTAAACCTTTATGGTATTTATTGTGGCAAGACTCACATAATGTAATTAAATTGTTTGGAGCATTACCCCCAGTTTTACGAGACTCAATATGGTGGACATTTAACACCTTATCTTTAGATTTTCCCTTACAGCATTGGCATTTATGATCATCTCTAAACAATACATATTCTCTCACATTACCAAAACCATACTGATCACCTTCTTGATATTCCTTTCCGCTTATATTAGGATTTTTAATCTTTTGAATATCAAAACTAGCAACTTCCACTATAATTTTAGTTATAGGTAATATTTTATGTATATCAGCAACTAATTTTAAGTGTACATGAATTTTATTTTCTATAGAAGGTGCAAGCCAACCTTTAGGTTTTTCCCTGTTTAAAAATCTTGCAGATCTATAACGTGTTTTTCTATTTCTACGAGAACGTCTTAACTCCTTTCTTGTAGATAATAAATTTACTATACTTTGCTTACCATCACCAGAGCGCATAATAGTCTCTGACGCATACAATTCTTTCTTTTCAGTAGTTGCTGAAGCTCCAATATGTACAGAACCTGCATCTATACCTAATGTTATTGGTTGTTTATACCCAGCACTACCATATTTTAATTTAATTGTAAATGGTGTATACTTATATATTTCTGCTCTACCACTTTTAAGCAATTTTCTTGCTTTTTGTGGGTTACAAGGCATAAGTGGTTTACCATTTTTGTTTAGTACATAAACTAACAATGAGTTTACCTCCTATTCCTGAGTTACACGACCCTTCGCCAATGTTATAATAGCTTGCTTAAATGTTAAGCCGTCCCCAGGTTGACTGTTCCTACCCATCAGAACTGTTTACAGAGCCTGTTCAGAGCTACAAACTAGGATCTATATTCATAGGTGAAATAACTAAAATAACGTAGTCAATTAAGACTTAGGCTAGTCAACTAGTGCTTGGTTCCAAGCTTCCACCTCTATAGGTGGTGGGTTATTGACCCACAATTACCATCCTTTCTATTATTGTATTTGCATCTTCTATTTCTATATGAATTATCTGACCAAAAATATCAAATTCATATTTTCCTTCTCTTAACCCTGTGATAGTTATTATACTTCCTTCACCTTTTTTATATACTTTTCCTATATCTTCTATAATAAATCCAGCCTCCACATTTTGCAGAGGCTTTCCTTCTTTATTTATTACACAAAATTTTACTGTAGCTCTATACTCACTATCTAAAAAATTAATAAGTTTATTACTTAATTTTTCTAAGTATTCATCACTATGTTTATCCATGAACCTTAATAGATACGGTATTATTGAAGCTACTAAATTTGCTATGAATTGCAACTAACTCACCTCTCTAATCCTCCTTCTTTAATTCGTGTGGAATTTGTAATACTTTATTATATACAGAAGTTACTACCCCATTTCCACCTAAATTATGATATGCTATATACATATTACTTATATTTTCTAGTTCTTCTATTTGTATTTTTCCTATTCTACTAAAATGATTATAGGCTTGTAATATCCTATCTCTTAATACTGCTCTTATACCATTTTTAATAGCTTCTGATTCTTCTCGTTCTTTTTCTTTTTCTTCTTCCCTTTTCTTTAATTTAATTCCTACATATCCTACTATTATGGTCATCAGTCCTTGTAGTATTAAAGTTAAACTCATTTTATCACCTCCTGCCAAAATGTACGCATATTAATCTTAAGTTGTCTACATAGATGGTTTCTAATGCTTTTTCTACAACATCCTCATTGTTAGTAGCATCACCATCTTCTACTATTCTTTCTGCTTCTTTATTGGCTGGTGTTATTGAATATGTTACTCCATCATAATCTATATAAAACTCTCCACCTAAAAGGTTTACTGAAGTCTTACTTAGCCTACTATCAGTTATTACCTTTGGTAGTGGTCTATTTTTATCTAATAGTTCTATATCTACTTCTCTATCATTCTTTGTTAAGTAGTATTCCCCATACATATAATACTTACCATCTACTTCTTTTATTATTAATATCTCAAAATCTAAGTCTACTGGCTTTCTTATAGGCTCTACTATTGGTCTATACTCCTCATACACTTTAGGTTCAGGTTTAGGTATAGGTTCTACTTTATTAAAGTTTATTGTTATAGGTACTGAATCTCCTACTTTTCCTTTTTCTTCATGCGAACCTGTATATGTTATGTTTATTGTTGAGCGAGGATTATTTATTTCTTGTATAAGTCCTCTTACTGTATTTTTAGCATCATCTACATCTGCCCAACTGTTGCCACTATTATCGTGCCAACCTATTGCAACATATGGTTGGTCATAATTAGAATTATTATTAGGTTCATTAAACACATAACCAAATATTCCATTTGGATCTTTAGACCAAGCTGAATATGTATGTGTTATACCTTCTCCTTCTCCTGTTGATGTAAAGAATACTACATCTTTAGATATTCCTGTATACCACTTAAATACTCTATTGTCTTTAATGTTCTTGCCTACTATATCAGTTCTTCCACCAAGGAAATATTCATAACTTTTACCTTTTAGCATGGAAGTTACTCTCCAATTTTCTAGCGAATCAGTTATTGTAGCTAAATATTTATCACCAACTGCATCTCCACCTTCAGTTCCTTCCTTTGCGGAATTAACTGCATTTGCCCATATATTTAGTATAGACTCTCTATTATCAGTATTATTATATGCAAATGTTGTTAGTATATGTTTAGCTAATTGTGTATATTGATCATCAGTTAAATTATCAAAATCCGTAGCTTCAGTTAAACCACTTAGCTTTACATTCTCATTAAAATATGCCTTTACTGCTTCTTGTTCATCAGTTGGTAATGGTCTATTATGATAGCCTTTATATTCATCTAAGCATCTATCTCTAATAATAGCATATTCTTCACTAGTTAGATTTTCAAAGTCTTTATATACTATATTTTTTAGATAGTTTTCATAATAAAACTTAGCTAGACTTTTCATTGCAGGCTCATCTTTTACATCGGCCCCATAAGTGCTACCATTTTCATATACATTGTAAGAGTTTGCTGAGTCTATATTTGAATAGAAGGTTATATTTTCTGTATCTATATCTAAAGTGCTATTGTCTACGGCTACATTTCCATAAAAGTTAATATCTTTTGCGCTTATATTACCTTTTCCACTAGGATAATTAAAATAAGTACCAGTAGTTGGTGCATAGAATGTTAAATCTTTATCAGTAGATATATTAGCACCTACACTAACCATGCCTTTATAGTCTTTATCATAATCCGCACCAAAAATAAGATTTCCTGTAGAAGTTATAGGAGAATTTATATTAGTATCTACCTTAGATATTAAATTAGTATCTCCAGTAGATATAAAAGTACCATTTTCTAAATTTATATTTTCTCCTACAACTATAAAATTATTAACTTTTGTATCGCCTGTTATTAACGCATCATTACTAGATTTTAGATAAATCTCACCATCTTCACCTAATTCTACTTTATCAGCCTTTATTATACCATTCATATTTACTATATTACCGTGTTCATCAGGCTCAAAAGAAATTAATGGGTCATTTGACATACTAAAATTAGTCATTATATCATCTGAAATATTTTTTGTAGATGCTATAAATGCTCCAGTATCTATTTGGCAACCTTCGCCAAAAAGAATACCATTAGGATTAATTAGTATAACCGTACCATCAGATTGTATTCTGCCAAAAATAGAGGATAGGTCATTACCTACCACTCTATTTAAGGCTATTCCACCATTCTGATTAAATCTTACTAATTCATTTCTATCTACATTAAAAGTATTCCAGTCAATAGCTACTCTATTAGTATTTTGTGTTATTACCATTGAGTTACCATCTCTAGCTATATCTGCGCTACCTGACCTAATATTTTCACCAGTAGGTAGCGCAAAAGCAGTATTAAATGTTGCTAGTGATGCTAGAGATATTGCTAAAGCTGAAAATTTCAAGTTATATCACCTCCATACTACTGCTTGTAGTAACATTAAGAAGAATTGAATTTCCATTGCATTATATTTCCTCCATACAACTTTTATTAAATACCAAAACTAGACTCCATATGGACTTACTGGCGGATCAAAGTTGCTAGTCCACCTAGCTATCGAAGATATTCTAAACTCATCAATATAAGAATTCGTATAGTTATTATATTGACTTGAATCCATTCCAATAATAAAATCACTAAATGAAAGCGTTTGTTCTGATATACCACTTTGACTTGATGACAATACACCATCAATATATATAGATATTACACCACCACTACCAACTATAGCTATATGGTGTGTACCATTTAGTATAGCTGAGGAACTTTGTATATCAATTAAAGATGTACCAGACACAGAAATAATAATATATCTAAATTTACTATTAAAACTATCATGCCTTACATAACAAAGCATATGCGGTCTTATAGATTCATTAACTACACCAAACAATCCTTGATACCCATAATTATTATCAGTATAAACTAACCAAAAATCTACTGTAAATGCATGAGTATTTATAGAGAAAGAACTATCAGCTTTTATATACTTCTTAGCATTATTTGTATTATTAGCTTGCATAGCACTACCAAATTTCTTATATATACTACTATATGTTGGATCTATACCAACTGCTTGCCAAACTACTCGTGCTTTACCAACATCTTCTATATTATTATCAAAGTGCATCAATACAAGGGTATTTGCATCAATTACCTCACTACCATTTCCATTATTAGCTTCATTAGTTACAGGATAATTTATAATATAATCACCATTTGTTAGTAATCTTACTGACATTGTAGTTTTATTTGGATAAGTCACATTATAGTCAGTTCCATGTACAGACTGACTCCAACTACCATCAATATCTACTACTGCTGATATTTCTGATAATTCTGCTGATGCATTTTCACTTGTTCCTATAAAACATTGCTTAAATGCTATACCATTTGATATATTTAATAATGCTAACATCTCTGGTGTTAATGCATTTATTTGTGCGATACTCATACCATCTTCTTCTATATCAGTAGATGTTGCCCACTCCCCTTGTATAGCATCATATACCTTGTAAGTAGTTAAATCTGTAGTTATCGCAAATTTAACTGTGGTATCTGTTATTGTATTAGTTATATTTATTGATTGTACTGTAGATACTGCTCCTGTATTTATTAGTGATGTTGGTTCTATTGTCTGTGGTTTTGGCTGTCCTGTTACTTTTACATTTGTCGAAGAAGTATCATCTGTTAATACTCTAAATGGTGATATAGTTGCTAAATTTGATATTGCTGGCATATCATCACTAAATGATGGTACTAATGCTTCTTTCTGTGCATTTGTTAGTGTATTCCACGAATTAGATAATTGTGTTAATGATGCTCCTGTATATAATGAATTATTTGAAAGAAAAGCAAATTTAGATGGAAGTGTAACACCATTCCATGGTGGAGTAAAATTAGATGTCCACAACGCTCCATCTACAATAACAATGTCATCTAACTCACCGTTAAAATAAGTTACACTTTGCATACCGTCCCAGCCAATGCATAACTTATTACCAAAATCAACATTATCCAACCATGTTTGTGTTCCTGTTGCAACTCCATCAATATATATTGTTGCGGTTGTTCCTTGTTTAACTAAAGCAATGTGATGAACAACGCTTACACTATAAGCAGATGAAGATATACATTGAGTAGCGTAACCGTCATTCTTAAATGATGCGTATGGAATCCATGAACCAGCTCTACCAACAGCTAATCCAGGCCCATACGCCGCATATTTCACTAACGCTACTGGATATTGAGTTGGTTGCAATGCTTTAACAAATACAGATATAGTATAATCATCAGATGAAGAAAAATTATATGATTGAGATAAGTCTACCACTAAATAATTGCTTCCTGAAAATCTAATAGCTTTTCCGCTAACCTGAAAATCATTATCGTCAACTACACTAACTGAACCATTATTTGTTATCGTATTTCCTGCCAAATCTTCTATTCCATTTGATGTAGCTCTAAGTCTAATCAAAAATTCTGACATATGTTAATTCACCTCCAATGAGGTAATATTACAATTAATTATGTTACTGTATGGATATTCTGGAACATTAAAATTTGTGTCATATCTACAAACATTAGAAAATCTAAACTCATCAACATTCCATAATTTAGTACTTGTATTATATTGAATCATACAAAACACATTAAATGCTGTATTTGTTGAATAAAAACTACATGATCTTTGAGAAACTAATGTACCGTCAATAAATAAACTTCCATTACCATTTTTCCTAGTAAATGCAAAATGATGCCAATTTTCATCCATATAATCTATCATTGTAACACTATATATGTAATCATTTGATACTTCATGTCTACCTACCCTTAATTCTGTTCCATTATAAATATAAAAACTTAATTGACCATAGTCATTTCCACAAAATATAGACAAAGATGTACCACTAAAACTACTATCAACAATCTTAAACCAAAATTCAATAGTAAAATCACTATTCAATGCGCTATTTATAGCAGATATTAAACTGTTATCACTAATCATCATTGCATTAGCATTAGTATCATCATTTATATATAAACCTTTATCAAATTTTCCTGCAACATACTCTATATTATAAGATGAATTAACTACTGGGTCTGCATAAGCTGTTTCGTTTATGACTGATTCATTGAAATGAATTACTACTAAATCATTAGAATCTATTAGATACCTTTTTCCTCCACCTTCAACATAAAAATCATCAAAATCTATTTCATCACTTACACCAATATCAATAGTAGACAATGTTTGTGTAGTTATTGGATATTCTTTATAATTATATAGTTTAGCTTTACTGTTTTCTATTTTTAGAAAATCACTTGTACCAGTATATGCTGACGCATTATTATAGTTTTCTAATGTTAATGTTACATTATCACTACCGCCAGTTTTCTTTAATACATCTATTGGAGGTTTACAATAATTACTATCCCCAACTTGTAATAGCATTTCATATGGAGCTACTACATTTGTTATTATTTTTTGTGCATACGTACTTGTAGAATTAAATGTAGTTCCTATTACATCCCATTCACTATCTACCCAAGTTGTTGATGTTGTAGTATTAGCTTTATACAGTACATTATTATTTATTACTAAATCTCCAGACGAATAGCTTGTTCCACTTGTCCATTCATCTATACTACCTCCACCACTGATGCTTGCTGAAATTTCAGTAAATTTTGTATCATCAAATGTAGATGAGCTTGTATGTGCCGTAGTACATCTATAAATCTTATCATTATATATAACAACATCATCTAATGCATAAGTTGTTGAAGATGACCAATAATCTAATCCTCCACCACCACCAGCACTGATTTCTGCCCATTTCGTATCATCAAATGTACTTGTTGATGTATGTGCAGTACTGCATTTATAGATTTTATCATTATATACTACTTGGTCATTTAATGCATAATCAGTACTAGATGCCCAATAATCAATTCCTCTTTTGTCTAAGTCTACTCTTGTCCAAACAGCTGTTCCATCAGGTAATGTATCTCCTACATCTAATGCTGATACATCAGGTTTTGTAGTAGCAGTTGTTCCAGCTGTAGTACATTTTAGAGTATTTCCATCATAATTTACAATATCATTTAAGATATATGCTGTACCTCTTTGCAGGAGTTTTATATGCTCTGCAAGTTCAGCATGATAAGCTTGTAAATTTTCATTTGTTACTAACTTGCTCACAATACTGCCTCCCCAAATATACTTTCTATTAAGTCAGAATTATCTTCTATATCATATGTTAATTGTGTAAATTTTGTATCGTCAAAAGTACTAGTACTGGTGTGTGCTGTATCACATCTATAAATGCAATCTTGATACATTACTATGTCATCAACTGCATAATCAGTAGAAGATTGCCACTCACTTATTCCATTTTCACTAGCACTTACTTCTGCCCATTTTGTTGTATCAAAAGTAGAAGTTGCTGTATGTGCAGTTGTACATTGATATATATTTCCACTATATATTACTATATCTCCAACATCATAACTTTCTCCAATAGTATAAAAATCTATACCTTTATTGCCGATTAAAGTCCATTTACTTGCATCAGCTGTAAATGTAGTTGAAGTATGATTAGTATTACATTGATATATATTATTATCATGTATTACTAAATCACCTACAGAATATGTAGTTCCTGTAGCCCAATCTGAAATAGTTGTACCTCCGCTACCACCAACTAAGTCAAATTTTGTAGAATCAAAAGTTGTAGTTGAAGTATGCTCTGTTTTACATCTATAAAATTTTCCATCTTGTATTACAGTATATCCTACTTTATATTTTTTATTGGCTTGCCAATTATTTAATGGTAAGCCATTTGATTTTAGATTATCGTGAAATCTTGATAATCTATCTAAGTCTATTACTTTTTCATCAGGCAAATTTCTCACCTCGTTTCTGTGTATAAATAAAAAAGCTCAATCCATACTATATCTAGTATAGCATAAATTGAGCCATCTGTCAAGTCTTAATTAAACATATCGTCAATATCTTGATTGTCAGCAATAGTAATATTATCACCAGTAATTCTTACCCAATTAGCAGAATCATTACTGAAATCACTAACATCTGATGTATGAGCAGTAATACATCTCCAAAGCGCATAATTAGCAAGCACTATATCATCTACTTGATATTGAGTAGAACCTGCCCATTCTGTTATTACTACTCCACTATATGCATTGGAACTCAAAATCTCGAACTTGTCATTGTCAAAAACTGTATTTGCAGTATGTGCTACTGTGCATCTGTATAATTCACCATTATGAACTACAATGTATCCAATTTTATATGCGTTACCAGTTGTCCAATCATTTAATGGCAAGCCTTTTTGTTTCAGATTGTCATGAAATCTTGCAAGTTTGACTTTATCTATCAAATCATCATAAACAGCCATTTACCTCCCCTCCATTACTTAAAAATATCATCTACTTCTTCATCTGTTGCTATATCTGCAAATGGTTCTAAATCCTCTCCATCTCGTATTGCGTGAATGTATGAATATGGAGTTACTATTTGCAGATGATCTAGTGCTTCTCTAACAATAATGTACTCATCTTTTACATTTTTATAAACACTCCAACGGTTACGAGGCTCCATTACCACCACCCTCTTTATAAAAACATAGCGTCAATATCATCATCACTAGCAATACTAATTTCTCCCATAGCTACATCTACCAGTGTGCTAAAACTGATTTTATAATCCCCATTAGCTATTATATCATACTTATTATTAGCTATTACAAAAAGATCTTTTATTTCTATTTCTTTATCTCTTTTCATCTCAGCAATATATACTGCAACACCTATATTTCCTTGCCAATTTGTAAAATCAACGTCATTTAATTTACCTAATGGCATTCCTCTTGCAAAATCTCTTAACATCACAAATTCACCATTTAAATAAACATAATAATGTTTAAGGTCATTAGTTAATGCAAATCTTACTTCTGCATTTAGTTTATCTGAAATATTTTCTGTTACATTTAGTACATTTTGTCTTAAATACAACTTTCTAGGAAGAATTAAAAAATCATCATGTATACCTATTGATTTTACTCTATGACCAAAATTATCATCAAAAGTTAAGGTTTTTATTGCTCCTAAATCTTCTAAGGAGTCAACTTCTATTTTTTCATATCCTCCACCAATAAGTACATCTTCTATTTCATCTGGCAAAACCATTATGTTTCACCCCATATATAAATAAAAGCCCAACCAAAAGGTTAGGCTTATTTCCTGTCCTCTCTAATTATATTATACCATAATTAAAACATTTTGTCAAATTATTCTCCATCCTCAGTAGGCTCTTCAGGATTTGTGATTGGTTCTTCTGGTTCAGTAGTAGGCTCTTCACTACCACCGCTACTTTCTGGCGTATACTCATAAGTATCATCACCAATTTTTACACCAGAACTATATTTAGAAGTATTTACAGTATATTTACCTGTTAATGCATCTTTTTCTACGTGTGCTTCTATTGCACCTTTATAACTCTTTAAATCAGTTGCCATGTTATCATTCCTCCATTAGTTAAACAAATTATCTATATCTGAATTAGTAGCATATATTAAATCACCACTACCACCAGAACTTATTTTTATCCATTTATCACTATCACCATAAACAGTAAAATCAGTTAAATGTGCATTTGGTGAAACTGCTCCAACATCTATATTTACTGAGTCTACAGTTAACTTTATATATTTAGCATTTACTGCATCTTCTGTCCAATTTTCATATGTAATATTATCTATACTTGTTTCTATTGTATATGTAAATGACATTTCAGAAGTAGATTCTGTATAATCTATGTCTGTTATATGCTTAACTGAACCTAAATCTATTATTTCTGAATATGGTAATGTAATAGTATCATCTACGTCTATTACATTATCTGATGCTTCGTATATTTTAGCATCTGTTGGCGGCTCATCTGCTATACTTTCATGTGTTATTAAAGATTTCCACAATCCATCTCTATAAGATACAACTTGGTCTTTTAAGTACAGTTTATCTACTGCCCAATCTTTTACTAACCAGTTTGTATCTAATACTTGCCATTTAGAAATATCTCCTAAAAATGTACCTGATGTATGTGCTGTAATACACCTATATGTCTGATTATCATATATTACATTATTGCCTACAACATAATAAGTATCAGTTTCCCACAATTGTATATTAGCAGAACTTACTTCTACCCACTTAGATTTATCGAATTGAACATCATTATTATCCTCTAATGCTATGTATATTTTATCTTCATATACTACTAAATCATCTTTTTTATAACCTTCATAATTTGGATTTTGAAATGGCTCAGTTGGTATATCAAAGTCATCTATATATTTTTCTCCCTTAGTAATAAGAAGTTCATCAATACCAAATACTCCATGGTCACGCTGACTATGTCTATCCCCCATAGACAAATATATAGGCAAACTATCTGCTCTTGTAGACGTAGACTCTTTTTTACCATTAATAAATGTAGTACATTTTGTTGGCGAAATAACAAATGCCATATGATTCCACACCCCACCAACAAAATTAGTTGGCACAAATTCATAAGGAGAACTATAAAACACCTTCAATCCTTGATACATTGGGAAAGTAATAACTCCCCCTATATTTCCAATACTAACATGGGCATTCTCACTAAATCCCCTATCTGTAGCAACTATCCAGAATTCTATAGTATATACCTCATCATTCTGAAAACTATACTGTGGGCTAGAAATATTACCATATCTACCACATAAATCTATTCCTGACCCAAACTTCCCTTCTCCAAGAGCTGGATTATCAGAAATACCAAAGTTATCCCCATATTCATTATACCCTTTATCATTTGGATTATCAAAATGCAATAAAGCTAATACATTTGGGTCTGGTGCTCCCCTCCACATTTCTATACTACACTTATTTACTTGTCTCCATTTAGCCCTTTCAAATGCAATATCATTATTAGCAACTGTACAAATATACAACTGGTCTTCATATATTACAGTATCTCCAACTTTATATGTAGTTCCACTTACCCATTGTCTTATATTAGCACTTAGTGGTTCCCAATCAGCTTTATCTAATTCAAATGTTCCAAGTGATGTATGTGCTGTTGTACATTTATATGGTGTATTATTATAAAGTACAACTTCACCTTCTAAATAATAGGTATTAATTACCCAATCTTTAACTTGCCACTTTGTATCTAATATGTCCCAGTTAGCTATGTCTGTATAAAAATCACTACTATCTGAAGTATGTAATGTTTTACATCTATATATTTGATTATCTTTTATTACAACATTTCCAACTTTATAATCTGTAGATGATTGCCATAAGCCAATATCAGCAGAGCTTATTTCATCCCATTTTGTTGGATCAAATGTACTGCCACTTGTATGTGCTGTATTACATTTGTATATTTTATTATTATATATAACTACATTTGAAGTAGTATATGCTTCATTTGCTCTCCATATATCTATTCCAGTACTACCAATAGCATCCCAATAAGCAATATCAGTATTAAAAGAGGTTGAATCAGATGTATGGTCTGTATTACATCTATATAATTTATTATCATGTATTACTAATTGACCAATTTCATAGTCGGTAGAAGGTGTCCATGTACTTATTTCGTTTATTGTTGGCGAAAGTTCTTCCCAATTTAGTTCTTCTGTAGCATCCCAAGTACTTTCAGAAGTATGTGGAGTAGTACACCTAAAAATTTTAGCATCATGAGATACTAAATCTCCAATAACATAGTCCTTATTTGCTTCCCAATTTGGTATTCTAGTAATACATGCACTTATTTCATTCCACTTATCAGAATCAGCATTAAATGTTGCTCCAGACGTATGTGCAGTAGTACACTGATATATCTTATTTGCATATACTACTACATCTCCAACAATATAATCAGTATTTTGTTCCCATTGATCTAATCCACCGCCACTTACTTTTTGCCAATTAGAAATAGTAAAATTAGTATCATTATTTGCTGTAATACATTTATATAGAATACCATTATAATTTACATACTGACCTACTACATAATCACGACTACCTACCCAATCGTTTATTGAGTCTGTAAGTAAATCCCATTTAGCAATAGTAAATGAAGCATCATTATTTGTAGTATTACATCTATATAAATTACCATTATGTCTTACCAGTTGATTTTGGTAGTAGTGTGTACTACCTACCCAATCTCTAACATACCCATTTGGATCATGCAATAATTGCCATTTTAAATAATCAAAATTTGCTCCTGATACATGTGGGTCTATACATTTATATAACACATTATTGTAATAAACAACCACATCTTGATCATACCACGCATTACTTGTCCATGGAATAATACTTGCAAATACTGGCTCCCACTTTAATGTATCATCAGTAAATACACCACTTGAAGTATGAGTTTCAACTGCTCTATATAATAAACCATTTTTAGTTATTAATTGATCTTTTAAATAATTTGTTACACTATGCCATTCTGAAGCTCTAGCTAAATTACCTACAATATCCCAATAAGGAACTTCTCCAGCATTTGTAAATGTGCTTGCAGAAGTATGATCTGCATTACATTTATATATTACATTATTTACTATTACTGTATCATCTTCATAGTAAAATTTATTCAGTACCCATGGTCTAATACTTGCATATATCTCTTGCCACTTTGACTTATCTGGCTCAAATGTACCAGAAGCTGTATGATTTACTTTTGCCCTATACAAAGCATTTGCATATATTACAATATCTCCACGAGAATAAATCTCACCACCAAGCCAAATCATTATGGGGGCAGAATTATCTGTAGCCTCAGTTAATGACATTACTTTCCAAGTAACTGATCCTTCTGTTAATACTGAACCAGTAACATTATTTCCTGGCTCTATACCACCACTTGTACCACCAGTTATACATTTAGCATATTGATGTGATTTCATATTAGGCCATCTTACCACATCATTAGCTATATAAGTAGTATTTTCTTCCCACTCTGTCCAATGTAAAGCAGTTTGTAGATGGTCTATACCCAATACTTTTGAGTCAATATCGTCCAATATGTTATTAAAAGTATCTGAAATAAAATAATCTGTAGGCTGTACTTTAATTATATTTAACTTTTCTGTATGTGTTGCAGACAAGCTTTCTCACCGCCTTTACAAAAAAAAATAAATCCGCAATCTCTACCTTTATTATACCACAAAAGGGCTAATTTGTCAAGTAGAAAGCGGATTTACTTACTAATTATGTTTCACCATAAAGCTGAGTTTCATACCAATTACTATTTCTATATCTATAGTACCTTCTATTAACACCTTCAGCCCTAGTAAAATCATTTTGTAATACATATTCTTCTTTTAACTCTATTTCATGAATTACTGCATCATTATCACCATTAGCACCATCTACTCTATATGCTTTAGTTGAAGGAATATATCTAACACCATCTTGACCTGTAATGCCACTTAAATCTGTAGTAGTACTATCAGCGACTAAAATTAAAGGTGCATCTTCAAATGTCATAGTAGAAAATTCTACGTAAGTAGACTCAGGTATTTCAATATGTGTTGCAGTAACAATACTATCAGCATACGTTTTTGCCATTTGATCTACGTCATCACCATCTTGTGGATATATAATACCAACAACTCTAGGTACATGATATATTAGATGTTTATCATAATGGTCAAATGAGTATAAATCTTTTTGTTTATTATAAGAACCAATTTCCAATTGAACATCACTAACTCTTTGAAGTCTATTCCCCATCTGCACACAAAATTCATTCCAGAATAGTGTAATATCAGTTGGGAACTCTTTTGTAACATTTCCATCATCATCAGTTACTTCAACAACAGCGTCATATTTAAATTCAAACTCTTTTTCATTACAAGTACATTTAATATAGTATTGTGTAGTATCTTCTGGTTCAGCATCATTTTCATTATTATGCACATTTATATTATCAGACTGATTAAACTTATTTCTTAGATTATATGTAAAGTTTATATCATGCCCAAATATAGTACCTGCTGGATAATTATAATTATAAACTGTTTTATCTCCACGCTCAGCAGCAAATTTAAGATTAGCCATGGGAGATGGACATTCACTTCTGCGTTTAGTGTAAAATGTTACTATATCATCTATATTAAACTGCTCTTCTTCATCTACCGTACCAGACCTAAGTTCATACTGCTCATCTGCAAAATTACCTTCTGTAGCTACTCTCTTATCATCAACCTGCAATTCATAATCCAAAAAATAAACTTTAGAATATGCTGGATGATCTCTTGGTATAGTATCATATACACCATGAATTACATTTGTTAGCGTATAATGACCATTAGGTAATTTAATCATTGTATCATATGTTAGTATCTCACCGTCAATTACCATCATATTTCTATTAGATTTATTTGTATATACAGATGGATAATCTAATATTTTTTGACATTTATCATCAAACAAATCTCTTGCTTGAGCACCAATAACTTCTATCTCAAACCCAGTATTATCTTCATCATAAATTTCTTTCGTACCATATACTAATTGAGCTACCATTGACCAATCATTAGTTCGTGTTCTTCTAGCATATTCTGTTCCAGTATATCTATAATTAACATAATAATCATCATCATTTGTAGGTCTAGCAGCATAAGCATTAACATAAGTATCCAAAGATTTAGTCCATTCATACGGCATTTCCATATACATATAGTACTGGATTGATGACGCATATTTTTTAGGATTAGTCCATTCTGGTACTTCTGCATAAGCATACCTTGTATTTTCAAATCCATATATATCTTCAATTGCAGTTACCTTTATAGCATTAGCTGTAAGAGTAGCATAATCTATATCTGTAACTCTATATATTTGATTATCTATTCCATATGACAACCAATGTACTATTATTGGATCACCAAGACCAATATCATGACCAAACCTATTTGTAGTAAACTCTACTGTAGATAATGGATAACCAGAAGCTAATTGTGAGATTTTTGCTAACCAACCAGCGTTCTTAGGTACAGTATAATAAACTCCCTCAACTGAAGACTCTTTATAAGATCTTGTTATAAATCTATTGGCCACATCTTGGTATATTACTGTACCATCAACATATTTATTAGAAGCATGAGTAAATGAAACAGTTGTTGCTGAAGATGTTTCTGACCAATCTAATCTTGTAAATTTCATGCTTTCACAATTACTTGGGTTAAAAATAGGCAATGTACTTGGGTCATAATCACCACGAATAAGCTTAAATGTAAGTCTACCTGTATACGGATTATCATACATTATACCATTTATATGATTTAATATCTTTTGAATATATGAACCAGCCTGTGCTTCTGATGTAATTAAGCATGATACACCTAGTCTTTCTTCCTCACAAGTTATGCCTAATTGCAATAAACTCTGTGCATCTATATCTGTTATTCTATCATAATTACATCCCCATAAATCATTTGTAAGAATTGCATAGATTGCCTCTGCTGGGTTCAAATCTTCATCCAATTTCCCTAAATGCCAAACACCATTATCAAGAAGCGTGTCTAAAGGATCTACTAAAGAAGCTACCTCATCTCTATTTGTTTGAGGATAATTATCTCTAACTGCATCCGCAGCATCCCTTAACGCTTGGAAAGTTTCTTCTGTTTTCTCATGAGCTTCATCTGCTTCTTGTTTTGCTTTATCATATTCTTCTTGTGCATCAGTAATTACTTGCTGATCTCCACTACGTTCAGCTTCTTCCAGTCTTTCTCTAGCTCTATCCATTACATCTATTTTTAACTGTTCTGCTTTATAATAAGCGTCATATTCTCCTTTAGCTTCCCGCAATTCTTTTGTATAATCTTCCATATAAGTTTGTACTGATTGGTCTTGATTAGATATATATGCTAAAATATTATCAACTAGCTCACCTATACGTTTAGAATATAGACCAAATAAATCTGACTTAAATTCTTCATATAACTTTGTTGGATAGTTTACTACCTCAAACCACATTTCTGGCATAGTTGACTGTTTACCAATATACGCACCATCAACTTTATTTCTATCAGATACTACACAAGTTAAAAACATCGGATATCTTGGAGTCAATCCCCTCAAATCTTCCTCTATAGTATCTGCTTTCATTTCATTTACCATCCATGAGTCTTTTGGTTGTTCATAAGTACCAAAATAAAACCTTACTTCCCCAATAAAGCCTCCACCTTCATCTACACCACCAAACATTTGGTCATTGTCGATATATGCAGATATACCAGTAGGATTATCTTTTTTATATGCTATATGATTATCATTATCCCAAACACCAGTTTCTGTAGATTGCTCAACTTCAGTATCATATACATTCATCCACAATCTCTTAACACCGATATTTTCATCTGTCCAACAAAGAATATGTTGCCAGCCAAGATAATATTTAAATCCTTTTTGAATAGTGGTACGTAATAAATGTTTACCTATTAAGTATGATAATAGCCATAAAATAAAATTAAGTAATGCTTGCATTATAAGAGCACGTTTTTTACCTGGTCCACTAAGGTCAATAGTTCCCTCTACAGGTGCTGGCCCAGTGGAAGTAATCGCATTTAAAACAGTTGTCGAAGGTGGTGTCTTCTGTTTAGGCACATCACCAATTTTACCAGAATTATTATTCATACCAGAAGTTCCGCCTCCAGTAACAGTAGCAGCAGGTAATCCGCCAATAGTCATAGCCTCTGTTGTTCTTCCTGTTATCTCTACTCCTGTACCAGCAGTAACCTTTATAGTGTCTTTCTCTGATACAGCAAGAATAATTGGAATTAAACTAAGTATCCAAGGCCAAATATCAAGATTACTATGTGCTCCATACTCTTCTGTATAAATATCTGCTCTAAATGCACCATAATAAGAAATTAAAGGATTTTTTATCATTACTCTACCTAATGCTACAGGTATTGGTTGACCTATTTGATTTGAATTACTATCTGTATATGGTGAAGCTTGCATAGAAGAAGTAGAATCACTATCACTATTATTTCTATTAAGTAGCCACAAAAGTAAAGTAGATATTCCCCAACCCAAGAATGAATTGAACCAACCTCCACCTCTACTTGTACTACTAGATTTACTTTTAACTGTAGCTGCCATATTAACCACCTAATCCAATATCACCAGTATCACCGTTAGTATCTTCATATCTAAGATTATCTTTTACCCAATATGTACCTTTACAAGTAGGATGTGTAAATGCATTATAAGGCATAATATAAGGTACACCACTAAAATTATCAGAATTACCAAACTTCCTTGCACATACTGAAAATAAATTCTGACATCCAGGATATACCTTAAAGCTACCTTGCCAATCTGATGACCTTATTGGATATTTTATTTGAATCCAATCTGCTTGTGCATTTACTATTGCTCTATAACTATTACCCATTTTTAAAAACCCATCTATTGGCCAACCCTCTTCATGTTCTCTAAGATTTGTTGAATAAAGCCTCATACCATTAACATGCTTATCTAAATAGCATTGTAATGCATAATTTTCTGGCTCAAGTGTACATTTGTTATCATAAATACAATTTTGACAATAATAAGAAAGCTTACCTCTTGGAATCAATCTATTTAAAACATTTTCTATTGTAATAGTTAATTCTGCATAACTACCATCAAAAGATACTTGTGTAACTACACCCCTTAAAATTAAAGCATAATCACTATTATTTAATCCATGCACCCTGTATACTCTTACTCTTACAATATCTTCTTCTGGTGGTGCTCCTTGAAATAATAATGCTATATTATTTGTTCTACTAACTGTTATTGTTGTAGTTTCAGTATTACCGCTGGAATTACCAGTTTTTAATGAATCACCACGTTTTATATACTCAGGATTAAATACATACCACTGATTATTAAGGAAAGCTGATTTAGCATAGCCACTTGATGTATATGTAAAATCTACATTAGCATAAGTAAATATATATAATTCTACTGGTTGTGCGTCTTGAATCGAAGTTTCATCATCATAAAAACTCATACTAAATCATCCACCTCCTTCATTGATAATGATGTAGTTGCTGCTGTATTTGACTCAAAATCTAACTTTAAATTATCTGAATCTAATCTAACTAAATTAAAATAAGAAACCATTAATACCTCATCTACAGGTATTGCTCTTGGAACATTACTAGTTAAAATCAATTTACCATAAGTTTTATTCCCTATTACTTCTGTAGTATAAGACATTATTTCTAAAATATATGACTCCCATTTTTTTGTAAATATTATTATTGCTTTTTTACGCCCATTATTTGCATAAAATTTAAATAATAAATGAAATCTTGTATAAATGTAATTACTATTTGGTCTTATATCTAAATCTACTTGAAAATCATTTGCCCAAGTTGGACAATAAAATGATTTATACCTTCCCTGCACCCTATGAAAAAAGTGTATCATATTAGTTATTCTTTTTATACCAAACAAAAAAAATGTCATGTTATGAGTATCATAAGAATATGTATTTATTGTATCATAAACAAATGTTCCTGTAGTATTATCCATTAGCTCTACTTTCTTTTCTAATAACAAATTATTAGAATCATCCCCTACCCATTGAGGAGTAAAAAGTAACACTTCTTTTCCATTATAAAATTTTGGTAAGTGAAATCTGTTGAACTGTTCAATATCTTCCCAATCATCATAGCGATATTTATTAGGTATATGTAATTTACTTTCATGAAGTATAAGCTCAAAATTAAGACATTCTTCATCACCATTTGAATACAAGTATTGAATAGCATCAGTAGTTTTAGTAGTTACTTGTTTTAATGGAAATATCCAAGTGTTTTTCATATTTAATGGTCTAGCTATTTTCTTCTTTAATGTTATTATACCATCTGTATAGGAATGAACCTGCCTAACAATATTTACACCAGATTGTGTAAAATCATCCTTAACAAATATTTCAATCCACTCACATTCATCAAAATTATAGTAATAATCATTATCTATATATAAAGCCTTACCATTAGCTATGAAATCCTCACGTAAATAACTTCCTTTATTCCATATAGGAATATACCAAACATCTGATTGTCTTATTCTTGACATCCCTCTAAGCCACTGTGCTTGATATTGATCCATAGCTGAATAATCATAACTAAAGTATTGTCTTGGTTGTTGTCTTATTTTTATGCGTTGTTCATGCCCATCATAAGAAGTCAATACATCAGTCAAGTATTCTATATTTTCTGATATCTTTGTTTGTGCCAACTATTTCACCTACCTTTAATATATAATAAAGCCCCTATTTTCTATATTATAGCATAATAGAGGCTTTTTGTCAAGTTCTTTGTATTTAAATACCAAACTAATAACTCCAGTTCGGCGAAAGCATTTTTTTACTTTATATTTCTATAAAGATTAGACTATATCTTATCCATGCCTTATATTAAGGTTTAGGTTTATTCATATCCTGTTTTATTAACAGTACTTCCATTTATGGAATAGTCGTTGACCCATTTTATTGGGTGCTGATTTTCTATTAACATCTGATAAATTTTTATAACTACTTCTAGTTTTATCAGCTTTAAGAAGTTCCAGCAATTAAAATAATTATTCATGTACAAATTTCTTTGTAATGCAACCATCTCTAAATAATCGAAGACATCTATCTCGTAATCATCATCATCTACTTCTTCACGATGTAAGAATAAGAACTTAAACACACCCCAGATCAACCAAGGTTCATAGACTGGTCTGTTATTATGAGTTTCACCCAATCTAATAGTTATATTTAGTCTTGGATACATACAATTACTAAGCATAAAATATAATAATGAATATTGTAATGCTATTGCTTTATATGTTCTAGGTAAATGTGTTACGTTAAAAGGCTTAAACGAATCATCATATACCTTATTAGTAGTAACCATATATTTATCATTAGCTGTATATTCTGCTATACCTTTTGGCATTGCAGACCTTGGAACATCTTCTTCATATACTACTCTCCTAATAGGTATTCTAATATCTACAATATATGTTTCTACAGATGCTATACGTTTTTGCATATCTGTGCTATTCTTATATGCTACCCTATTATCTGAACCGTACAACTTATCCCCCTTACTAATAATAGGATTCCATATATATGATTCACCATAAAGCTTTTTCTTTAATTTTGCTATGGGGAAGAATCTATTTATAAGTGAAACATCAAAATGTATCTCAAATTGATGACTCATTTGTATAGTAAAATCTATATGTAAATCACCAATAGTTTCTATATTATCTCTATGTATATAAGTATTACCATTCTCATCATATACATCAAATGTTGCTGCTGGATAGTCATAAATATATAACCACCCTTCTTGCCTTGTTAATACTTCTTCTGAATCATCTATCTCACCAAAAGGTATTTTTAAAAAGTTCCATCCTTTCATAGTAATAGTATCCCCATACCACGGAGATTTCATAGTTCCTAAATCTGGTTCTGGGTCTATTACAAATATACCTTGAAAGTATGGTTTTGCAAAATATTTGTCACTTGTAGTCATCCTCTGTAAAAAATATTTTGGCCCGACAATACTTGCCTTACCTAATATATTTTCTGGCATAGGCTATCACCTACCCGTCAATACCTTTTCTTGTTGTAGTAATATCTCCTATAGTACTATCACTATCATCTTCATTTTGTCTAATGCTTATACCATCAAACCCAAATCTTCCTCTACGCATTGACATAGAAAATACCTGACACAAATCATTAGATTTTGGATAGCTCATCTCATAACAGAAACTTGTCTGCATATTTAACATACATACAAAATATACACCGCTTACTTGACCAGCACCTGCATAATTATTTAATGCATCTGGGTCTACTTGCACAGCCATAAACATAGGCATATTTAACGTAATACAATTTAATGTATTTATGTTTCTGCCCCAGTCTAACTTACCTTGAGATTGAATATAGCCATAATGAGGTATCTTACCATTACCAGAAGAACCACCATAAGGATCTCTAACTGGCATTGATAATCTTTTTCCAGTTACGTTATCTGTACCACTAGATGCCCATCTAATATATCCTCTGCTTTCTTTTGGAGCATCGTCTATATCCATTCTTAAAAATGTATTTGATATTCTACCACTACTAAGAACAGGAAGTATATTTGCATCCTTAATTTCATGGAAAGGGTCATCTGCGTCAGAATTAGCGAATAACTCATAAGCTTGCTTAATAGTACTAGGAACGGCAGAACCACTCATAAAAATTCCTCCTTCCCAATCATCATACTTATTAAGCATACCAACTATTAAATGTACTGCTCTATAATCCCAACCATTTGCCTGATCTCCACCAACATTTTCAGCTACTAAACTAAATACTAAAGTATCTGTTGGAAGTGTAGTATTATTACAATATAGTGTATATGCATTTTCATTTGTATCTGGATTTTCCTGTTCGGTATATTCATAATTCTCATTTCTATTTACTACAGGCATACATACAAATTGTACTTGATTTCCCCTATAATTTAATGGTACTAAATACTGATTATACCATCTTTGCGTTTGAGAATACCCTTCTGATATAGTCATTGCTACACCTTGATAGCCTATATCAGTATCTGGTGTTGCTATATCCATTGCAGCGTCATCAGTAGTACCAAATGGACTTACATATTCAAATGATCTTAAATGAATAAAATACGTATTTGTTTTATCCATAAATACAAACTTTTTACCATCTACAGAAGACCTATCGTATACATTTACATCATCTTTTAATGCGTCTACTACTGTAAATCCTCTACTTGTTATATACTCAGCCATTTTTTCAATGACTTGATTGGCTGTTTTTAAATTATTATATGCTACATATGCCATTTATATTATCAACTCCTTATAGTCATCTACTAAAAATAATAGCCCAGTATATCTATTTGAAATACCTATAAATTTTTTACCTAAGTAATTGTACTCGTGCATCCTATTATCATCATCATACAGTCTTTGACATGAATATACAAAGTTTAATTTACAATATATAGAATATGTGTTAGTGTCTAATGGCTCTCTCTTAATGTATATATGTATAGGGTACATTATAAAATGATTGTTAAGTACATTATTTGTTTGAAAAGGAAATAGCTTAGTAAATACTTTTGGATCTCCTTGTCTTGCCATAGAGAGAAGTAAAGAATAATTATGTTCATATTCCCCTATATTATCACCATTTGTTAAAGTTGGAAAATGAGGTATACTATAATTATCAAGTTCCCAGTCATCATAATTTACACCATCTCCTTCTGCCCCACTAGAATTAAAAGAAGTAATTATAGTAGGAACAAGGATATTTGAAGTCCACCCTAAACCGCCAACCCACCTATCTGGATCATCTTCTGCTAACTTACCCTTAAACATATAGCTCTGTGCTCGTTTTTCTACATTATTAAAATGCTTAAAATTTCTATATGACCCAAAATTAGGTTTATAAGAACTATGCCATAAATTACACACTCTGTCTTTAATATTACTATCTGCATATGCACCAAAAATAACTAAAGGTACTCTCTCTGGTACAAAACTATATGGATCTCCTATACGAACTGTATGCCCATAAGAACATAAATATGGGGTTCTATCCCTTTCTTTGTCTCTATCATTCACCTCTAAATGTTCATCCCCTTCTGGATGACCATTAGCCATCATACTAAGAAAAGCTACCCCATCTGATTTACAAATCAATGCCTCCTCTGGACTCATTAAATCACATCCACCAACCAGCTGAGTATCTTTAACTGAAATAAATGAATTTAAACATGTAGTATTTGCTACATAATTTTGATTTTTTAAAAAATAAAAACAAATAGTCTTATTATACAAGCTCATAGCAAAACTAAAACTATCAACATTGCTACTAATTATATCATCAGCCACTATATCCCACATATGATAAAATGGGTCTAATATTAGTATAGGACTTGATTTTATTGTAGCATCTTCATACAAAAGACCATCATATATACTATCAACACCTATACCACTACGCATTGGATGTCTTTGAGTGTATCTAAATTTTGCTCTCTTTGAAATCTTATTATTAGCATCCAAATTAAATATGCTTAGATCAAAAGCTACACAGATACTTTGCCTCGAACTAAATCCATCATCCGGTCTTAACCCTTTTGTGTAATCAGACCATGTAATAGCACCAGATTTAGAAACAAATATTAAAATAGGGCATGGCATCCACGAATAAAATATGCAATAAACAGGATAATTTATATCAGCAAAATGAGATATTTTAAACTCAGAAAAGTCATCTAGATTAAATGCAGAATTAGTACTATTATCAACAACATTAGAATAAAAAATTAGAGGGGTCGTATCTTTTATATAATCTGGCATATCATTTACCCAAGGAACTGGTGTATTTATATCTTCAGTAGCAGTAAAATCTGTATTTGGAGCTATATTACAAATAAATGTCTTTATATTTTCCATTGTTATTCTTAATACTTCTGACAACGGACAATTTTTAGGATAATTATTAAATACTTTATACATACTAACCAATCCTTATTGCTAATTTTTCCATTACATATGGAAATGGATTATGACCTCGTAATGCAGTACTATCATATAAATCAACAACATCACAAGATTCCCACGGTTCATTCAATACCTTAAACCTATGTCCAAAAGAAGAATCATAAGCATCATAAACATATAATCTTCCATCCCAACCACACGGAACAATCAAATATTTACTACCATCTTGAGCAACATATTCTCCAGATTCTATATATTTATCAAACGTACAAAAAACACATGGTATTGTAGCACACTGACAACTTTCAAAATGATCCTTAGATTTATCGAAGAACACAGACACTGGTATAAACTGTGTATTACAAATATAACTAGTACCCATGATATGATTAACTCCAGTAATATTATTATACCCATGTGTATTAATAAATATAGTACTATTTATTTCCCTAGCGTTATTACTTGTAGGAAATAACATATGATCATTATTATTATATCTATACACATTATTAAGTATAGACGCATAGTCTGGAGGAGGGCCTGCCGTAGGCCAAGAAACAACTGTAGCATCCTGTATTATACTATATATATTTTTCCATATACCCTCTATAGACAACACTCTAAAATTACTCGTATTTGCACCGTTAAATTTACACGGAGTCAATAATGTTGCGGGATGTCCCCAACTAACATTATGAAAATCTAAATCATAACTATTACCATGCACATAAGTTTTTGTTCCTCCTCCTGCTGGAGTATACACATACACATCATTACTTATTCCTAAAGACCCTCCAGCACAATATAAACTATAAGAATAATTTTCTGTTTGTTTATACGGAAATCTTCCAAAAGATATTGATTGCCAGTTATCTAGTTGCTGATGATTTCCATCTACCTTAATCGTAATGCTACAATTTTTATCGTCTGACATGGTAATCCAACAATCATACAGCATGTGATTAACACCATCAGTATCCTCATAAAAAGAATAATCATTTATGTTATTATCACTTATAACAAACCACGGAGCACCAGTTCCTGGATAAACTGTTGAATGATAAGGCTCATTTTCTGACCCCGATGATAAGTATCTACGACAAGGCAAAGTATTTATTAAATTTCTACCAGCATAATTTTCACCACAAGTATCTGTCTGACATAAAAATTCGTAATTAGTATTTGCTTGAAATTGCTCATTTGCCCATAACGTATCAGAATATCCTGTATGAACAATGACAACAAATCTTTGGCCAGTATTCATAAATAAATTTGGAGATTGTAACCCAGAACCATATTTATTAACATGATACTGTTCTATATATGGAAGTACACTCCATTCTATAACATTTTCACGTTTCTGTGTAGATAACTTATTAAACTCACTAGTGTACCAATCATTATTGTGGTCTAAATGACCAAGACTAAAACCTTTCATAAAATCATTATAAGAAGTATTAGTTATCTTATCGCAAATTAATGACACATAATACTTATCTCTATGTACAGGTAGATGCCACTTTTCAATAGCTTTGTCGCTTATATAATTATATATAAAGTCATAAAATACATCAAAAGTTTCTAGTGCAAAGTAATCACCATCTCTTGCCTCAGTTACCCATCTATCTATATCAATTATATAATCATCTGGAACTTTATTATCTATGAAATTTCTATAATCTAAATAAAATGAGCTTTCTTTGTAACTTGGGTCAGTAACAATTACAAGCCTAATACCCCAAACTCTACATATATTCATTATATCAATAACAGTACTTATTGCGTCATTAAAGTTATCTAAATCAGATATTTCCTTCTCTATGCCTCCTATAAGTATATGTGTTGGTAACTGTGATCTATATATATTCACATCTACACTATCATAATCTACACCACCAACAATATTACTAAGTATATTAAATACCTGAGATATATTTGATGAAGAAAGTGTGTAATCAAATGTAGGTGTAGTAAAATCACCAAATTTAGTTATAGTCGCATTAGGATAAGATACTGAAACTATATTCTCTAAACTATCAAATCTTATGCCATCAACTTCGTGATGCCAAGAATTTGCAATATCATCTCCCCACCCCATATCAGCATATGATTCTGGTTCATCTTTAGGACTAACTACATAATCAACAAAAATACGAGAATAGTCTGACATTATATGTAAGTTACCACAAATAACAAATCTATATGCTTCAGAATGAACTTCATAGTCACTTAACGGACATTCATATGTAGAACCATAAAAAGTATTTAATCTATTGTCTAATCTTCTCCAACACCTACCATCAGTGTTTCTTGCAACATTTAATACAAAACCACCGTCTTCAAATATAGAAATCCCACTCTCCCACGCACTAGAATAAGGAAATGCATTAGGCACATAGCATGTTGCATAATAGAAAGCAGAATCAATAGCATCAAAATTATCATATGCTGAAAATCTTAAATTATACAACTCTACCCCTCCCTATTGCTAATGCATTTTCTGTAGTCTCATCATCTAATTTAAAATGTATTCCTGGATATCCACCAAAACCCCAAGACATATTATATTTATGTCCAGGATTCGGCTCATTTTCATCTGGACTCCATGGAGTATATTTACAACGTCTTTTATATAAATCATAACAAGCATGTTTTTGATAATTATCTCTAAATCTTGATTGCAAAACTCTTCCGCTTGACATGTTATACATATTTATATACCCAACAATATCAGTCATACCAACACAAGACCAACTATCTAAATCATCTGGATCTCTTAATACATAAAATATAAGAGGCATACATTCACTAATATTATTATTAGTATTTACAGAATTTCCTCCTGTTCCGCTACGTCTAAATCCTGTAAAATCATCGTAAGGGTCTGGCCCTGGAATATATGGGTCATATTGTCTATAAGACCTTTTTTGTGTATCTAATAAAGGAAAATAATTTACGCCCACCGTAGACTCTTCACATTCATATGTGCAATGTAATTCTCTGTACTGCCATTCTAATACCTTTATATTACCATTATATTTAGATTCTGAATCACTTTTTTCTTTCGCTAAATTCCACTTTTGTATCCATACTGGAGCTATATTTTGTCTAAATCCAACTTTTACCCCATTTACAGAATATTTTTTTGGTTCTGGCTCAGCATCTATATCATACTGAACTAATCTAAACAATTCATTATTATAATGTATTATTCTATCCTCACTATGTAGGGGAAAAGTTTCAATACCATTTGCACCTTCAAAAACAAATGAATCATCATAGCCAGCATTTTTATTTTCGCTAACAATACGAAAAGTATTAGATAAAATAAATGTTCTATCTGTATTATTTTTATGCGTAGGTGTATATTCTCCAATCACTAAGGTGTTAGTATTCTTTCTATCTCCATGTGAATATAAGAAAAAAGCAAATACACCATCATTATAGTGACAATCCAAATATTTATATCTTCCTAAAGTAGCATCTTGAGTTACATCAGAAAATCTAAGTACTCCACCTATATGAAATACATTAGTATCATATAATCTATGCCACTCTTTTTTTGTTTTCTTTATTTCGTCTATCTCTTTTAACTTCTTCGCTAATTCTTGTTCATATATTACTTTCTTCCTTACTTCCTTAAAAGTTGATTCTGGATCTTCTCCACCTTGTTCCTTTTTCCACTCCTCTAATTCTTCCATAGCTTCTGCCTTTGCTTCTGCTGTTGCTTCTTCATCTATAACTGTTACTTGCTCATCTGTTACATATCTTCCAGCAAGACCTACAGTAGAGGTAGCATAATATGGAGATGTTTCTACTGTAGAACCATCTACGTTAACGTCATCAAAATCAGTAATCCATACAGATATACCATAAGATTCCTGCATAAACCATAATTTATGATTATTATCTTTAGTAAGTACTTGTATATTACTTGATGGTGATAATTCAAGTCCACACACTATACAAACAAAATTTATTATTTTTTCTTTCATTTCCGAAGTACTAGTAACTTTATAATGTGAAAACAATTATTATCACCACCTTAAAACACTGAAATAGGTAAATTATAATTTAATTCTTGAACCTCAGTTATAATTGAAGCTCTTATAAATAACAACATATCAAAAGCTAATAATGAAAAATCATATATATCATTAACACTATCATATACTGGATAACAAATTACTCTCAACGGGTCAAGCGAATAAGAATAAACATTAACTGTCCCAGTATTAAAATAATTAAAATATGAAACGTCTAACTGCTTGACCTTACTACTTAAATGTAAATTACTAACCATATTATAATAATTACCATAGCCACTGGATAATACTACGTTTCCCTGAAATTGGTCTTCTTCTGTATCTTTAGGTACTATATATAAATCATCAATACGAGTACCATCCCAAAAATTTATAGAATAATGATCTTGTACAGCTGATATATATACATACTCTAATGTACCACCACACTCAAAAGATACTTCTGTAGTTTCAAATTCACCACTACAATTAACGTACAATGTCTTAAGTACACTAGACGTATTAAAATCTGAATTAACAATAACCCTATCAAGCAACCTAACATGAACAGCCGAGTTAATACCTGAAACAATGTCTACATCTACAACATAATAACCAGGTGAAGAATACTTATGACTTATAACTGTACTATAATCTTCTTGAGTATATACATTCTTACTACCATCGCCAAAATCATATACATATGTTATGCAGTTACTAAGAGGCTTAATATAAAAATTTACAGTCTCATTAGAATTTTGTACAAATACCTTCATTCTAATAATAGTTGTATTTTTTGTTGGCTTAGTAGGGTTTTCTAACGTAGGTGACAAATCATCAATTAAAGCCACTTTTCTCTCAACTTGCTTATACCAAATAAGTAACTTATCTGTAAATCTATTTCTATTTACATAAACATCTAAATTTGTTTCATTTCCATGATAATATCTGTATACACTTTCATTGTTTCTTGCTCCTTTTGGAGTAGTACTTGAATTTTCATAATTTTGTTCTGGATAATCCCACTGATTATATTGCCAATATCTATGTCCTGTATACCAAGGATAATAACAAAGTCTTTCATCCCAACCGTTAGGAATAGATAAATAAATATCACTACCTATTCTTACTTCTCCAGAAGGTAAAGACCTTGACCAAGAAACATAGCAACCCTTTATATTAGAAGCTATAAATCTATATGTTTCTGGAACACTTTTTGCATTTTCTGTTTTTGGTTGATAATCTATAACAGCATTATATTCAGCAAGGCCGTATCTCATTAAGGGATAGCCAGCTGATAATGCTTGTGCCTCAGTCCCCAATAATACCACCTACCGCATATTGCTCTGTATCTCCATTAACAGCTGTATCTTTAATATCTGTTTCGCCCAACTCATCATAACCAACCAATGTTATAGCTATTGCTACTATTATAGGATGCCTATAAAATGCTTGAGCATTATTTAATTTAGATAAAATAATAAATATACAAAATATATATAAAAGATAATTACCTGTATAATAACCCATTGCAGGCATTGTATCTCTATCATCTATAGGAATATAAGCATGAGTATAAAATGTAATTAACATGCTGTTTACCTTTCCACTCTCATCAAAACCAACTTGATAACTACAAGGACGTATAGGAGTTGGGTCATCATCAAAATCTATATGAATAACTTTACAAAAACTAAATGAATCAAATCTCAAATTTAAATAGTAATCCAAACATTGTAACACAGGTTTAAATATCCCTCTAATGAGCCTTGATATTATTGATTTTTTATAGTATGCGTTTATTGTGCTTGATGTTATTTCTGTAAATTTTATAGTTAAATCCCTAACCTTATATTCATTATTTTCATATTTAGCGTAGTAGCTAAAACTATAATAAAGAGTATCTGCCTGATTAAGATAACTGAATATATTTAATATACGAAATCTGTCTTGCCTTTTTATAGCATAGTCAACAAATTTACTATCTTTTCCTCCATATGCTCCACCATCTTCATTAGTAAAGTCTAATTTAGATAATATATATAATGAGCTATCTATGTCATCAATATCTAATTTATTAACATATTCTTGTATAAATTGTACATATGAAGTTTTTATTCCCGTTAATTTTGTAGCATATTGTATAGCTAAATTTATTATCATTGTTACATCAGCATAAAATTTATCATATAAATTTACACCATATATAAGTTTATTGAGAAAAGGCGTATAAACTTTAGGCTGAAATCTTTCCTTTAACCACCTTAAAAAAGTATCTGCAACAATATATGCCCCATCATCAGTTAGTGGCCCTCTTTCAACAAGCACATCATATAACACACCAATATTATTAGTTAATAATTCAATATAGTCAGTTCCATGATTTATAGGTCTAAAATCACCACCAGCAAAAACATCTGCCAACCCATCCATAAATAATGCAGGTAATAGCTCTGCCCAAGGAATTAATCTCTCAAATACAACATCCACAAACACACGAGCAAGTTCAGTATCCAAATAATAAGTTCTCTCCTCACCACCAGAAACTAACACTACTCTACCAACATCAACAATATCCATATTATTTATAAATTCAGTGCCAGTAATTATTGCCCAATAATTGAACGATTCATCAATAACATCGTCATCATCATCAGTAGCATCACCACGAGGATAAAATAAACAATCGTAAAAAGGCACTGAGTAATCAATATTAGTATGGGCTGAAACAAAATCAACTGGTGGTATTGAATTAACCTCTATTTTATCATTAACAGTTAAACCAAAAGATTCATATATCTTATCTATAATAAACGGTATCCAATTATAATATGCATGCCTAAAAAATAAAGATGTTTTGTCACTATCTGATTCTATGTTAGATAAATCACGAAAATCTATAAGTATCCCATTAATATTAGCATGTTTAGGAGGTAAATCTTCTGGAACTTCTTTAATTGGACAAAAATGCTTACCTATTACATAGTCACCTCTAGCATCCTTACCAATAATGCTACCGCTATCTTCATTATCGAGAACAATTCCGCACTCTTTTAATAAAAATTCATTTTTATCTGCATAAGAATTAAAAGAGTAAACAAACTCGGACACAGCATCACTGTAAGTATTAAATTGACCATCAGAAACACTTCTTATACATAGATCTAAAAAATCATTGTTATTAGGTGGTATAGGAGGAGGATTATCAATTAAATCCTGAGCAGGCTTAATAAATTTCTTTAAAAATTCAGACATCGCTATATCACCTACTTTGCTAAATATACAGTCAATGGATCTATCTTCCCAGACATATCGTTCTTCTTTAAATCATACTTATTTATGGTGTAAGAGTCTATCTTATGTTGCCAATCTAAATATGGATATGCAGTATTTAGATTATTGCTAATATTAAAGTTTGGTTTAGTTAATGGCACTCCCCAAGTATAAATTGTGGCATTACCATTACCATCCAAATATTGATATTCCTTGTATCCCTGTGTGGCAGAATATATATCTTCCCAAGTACCTTCGCCATTCATAATTCTAAAATTAGATAAATTAGTTTTCTCAAACTTTGAAGGATGTAATATATTAGAATTTACAATAGAAGAATTTTTCATGTCTAAATCCATCTGCAATCCAATTATATGAGAAGTAGCAAAATATGTCCATGAATCTGGAGATAAAGCTTGATTACCTCCTGCACAGTAAAATTGATCTATATTATAGCCATCTATTCTACCAACAAATTCTCCAAAAGTAATTGATTGCCATAAATCTGGTTTTTGTCCATTAGCGTCAATAACTCTTATAGTTAAAATAAATGAACTTCCTACCCTAGTAATATATAATTTAGCAGGACAATTTGCAATACCATAATCAGCAATATTTTTACTTGAAATAGTAAACCAAGGACAACCAGTAGTAGGAAATACAGGAGGCTTGACTTTTTTATTTGGACTTCCGTTTAAAAATGCATAAAATCCCATTAAGTCTAGATCTTCTATTTGTTCATCTTCCTCTTTTTTACAGGTTATCCCACCTTGCTCACACATCCACAAAAAAGGATCATAAGAAGTATGTACACCAACAGAAACTAACTCTCCAGTATTTTTAAATATATTTGGTGGATTAGAACCATATTTACTTTGTATACTCCAACCACCATGAATATATTGGTCATAATTAAACTCCTCAATCATATACTCATCATAAGTAGTAAATAACTGTGAATACCAAGTTTTTGGATTGTTACTATACATTAAAGAAACATAATATTCTTCTCTATCTTTATGAAAAACATTAGATAATATAAATCTAGTAAATAATGCTGCAATATTTCTTGAGTATGTTGGTATGCCTACATAAGTTTGAACTCCATATATTGACCTATAATCTGTTAATTGATAGGTATTATAATCAAGAGCAACTTGCATATCTAGTCTAGTATCAGCTAACTCACTATAAAAATTTAATATTTTTCTTGGTTTAGCTTGATAAGCATAACTTTCAATAGCGTCATATAATTCATCACTATGTTCTTCTGTAGGTGCATATACTAAATATAAGTCTAAGTTATTACTCAAACATACATCGTTCATAGTATCTAAATAATCAAACAACCCAGAAATACTACCATAACGATTTGTTATATTATTACCAAAAACATAAACAACCTTACTATCAGATAATCCACTTAACATTGTTAAGTATTCAGAAGTACTTAATTGATTTTCTACCAATATATTGCTATTTGGATATATCCTTTTTAATGTATTACCTAAATACCATTTATTAGCATATCTAGAATAATTTTTATAACAAATAAAAAATAAAGAATAGAAAGTTGGATCTCCAAGTAAATAAATACTATCTGTAAATTCAGCTTCAACTTTATAATCAGAAATTGGTATAGCTACTGTAGCTCCATGCCAATTATCATAACCATAATTAACAATAATATTATCCTGATTATAATCAAAAAAAGCACAAAAATCTAAAAAAGATGGGACTACATCATTAAAACTTTTAATATCATATCTATAACTAAACATGGTTCATCACGCCATCTTTATACAGAAATAAGTATTCGGCCCCCTATCTTGTTTTGTGTCGAATACTATATACTGCTCATTGCCATATACCAAAACTCTTTCTGCGTCAATATCACGAGTACCAGATACCCAATAACAACCTCTAAGTAAACCGTTCATATCTACTGGGTCATTAGTCTGCATTATTATTGGAATTAACAAAAAGTTATCTTGATTTATAGCATCTGTTTCTTTATAGTTAGGAATTAATCTTTCGTTGTGTGAATTATATGGAAATACTGTACCTACAGTAGATGGACTTGGGTTTGGCTTACTAGCATTAAATGCTCTCCAAACACCATCTGCTCTTCTAAGCCACCCTTGATTATTCTGAGGGAAAACAAAAGAACCATTTGTATTATTAGGCCAAGCTTGACCTCTTTGATGTGTATTACCGCATACATACATTGGATAAGGATACTGTCTTTCATCTGCTATCGGATTCAAAAATCCTAAATACATAGACTCATATACAATAGACATACGTGCAACTACAATTATTCTATAAGTATCTACAAAAATCCAATAAAAATAACGCTCATTATTAGATATAACAAACTCTGGTGTATCTGTCATTGTAATACCATCATGCTTCATCCATTGTTGTAAACTTCCTGGTTGTTCAAATACACCTAAATGCTGGTCATAGCCAACGCTACTATCCAAAATAAGTCTATCACTAACCTCATGACAACTCAAATATATGTATATATTATCTGTACCATCACCAGTACCCATGAATATTGCCCCATCTGTTATACCGCCAGATGTGGTAGTCATGGGGTAAACTGTCCAACCAACAGCAACAAGAGTATCATGAATGGCAGTGAATAAATCTAAAATATTATTTCCTTGTCCTGAAATAAACACTAACCACACCTCCTTAACAATTTAATTTTATTATAGCATATTTTAAGGAATTTGTCAAGCCCCTTCACTAAAAATAAATACAAAAATAGGGGAGATAACTCCGAAGAGAAACCTCCCCTATTTCTAATACAATCACATGTATCTTGACTTCCAAATACAGTATACTTTCGTATCTTTTGCATCTGGGTCATCAATATAAGCTTTAGCCATATTTAAATATGTTTTAGTATCTTCACCTAATATTTTACTGAAATCTGAATGTAACATATTAAGTAAATAGTACCAATCAAACTTATTATACTTTAAGTTTTGAGAATTTAATAATTGAGTTGTTTGAGCTAAATCCCAATGCTCACCTTTTGTTCCGTCTACATTATCCATCTCTGCAACAGCGTATTTTGATAAATTTTCACTAAAATGCTTTCCAAATATTGCTTCATGTACTGTTAACATTGCTTTTACGTATGCATCTTGATTAACATATCTCATTTCCCCTATGCTTTTCATTACTGCATCGTAAAACTTCTTCTGCAAAGTTGGATTACCCTCAATTGCTTTCCAATATTCCTTTTCTTCCATGATTAACTTACCCTAAATATTGTTAACGTACCTGCTAACAATGTACCTGCTTGCCCCAAAAATTTAACTTCTAATGACGCATTATTATTTACCATAGGACAAGAAGGTTTAACCTGTACTATAGTTTGAAAACTTATATTTGCAATTGCTGTATCCGCAATAGAAGTTGCTCTTGCTTGGGCATTAGGTATAGCAATGCCATTATTATACAATTGAAAGGAGAATGTGCCATCACTTGAATCAACAGTAGATGCTGCACCAGTATTATAACCAGTAGCATTAAATTCTACTACATAATATCCTGGTCTTGTTATGCTTACTACTGGTGTTCCAGCTACATGAGTTATTTTACAACAAGAATCTACATTATTTGTATTAAATACAACACTATCTCCAGTGTTTAGAGAAACACCTAAATCACTTATAGTATATGTTTCTAACATTACTTTATTACCTCCTTACAAAAATATAAAGGGGAAGAATTAAATCTTCCCCAAATCTATATTAAAATCTGCTATTAGGACAACGTACAACCACAACCATTAGCAGAAGCGTAAGGAGAACCTACAGTGTATGCAGGAACAGGATAAGGTTTTAATGCACTAACTAAAGCCTGTGTCTGTGCAGCATTATCAATCTGATTTCTTGCTGCTTGAAGATCTGACTGAAGAGCATAAATCTGATTATCTTTATCATTCATCTGCATAGTAGTTAATCTGTCAAGAATTTTCTGAGTATTTGCATCAGACTCTGCTCTTGTAGCACATGCTTCAGTAGCTAACTGATATTTAACAGCTTCGATATTATTATTTACACCACAAATCTGATTCTGAGTTACATAGCCAAGATTTGCCATACCATTAGTAATTGCATTACCAGTCTGTACCATGTTCATGTTTAGTGCATTAGTCTGTTCTGCAATACCCATAGCTAAATTATTTGCATTTTGCATAATTGCCATATTAGTAGCATTTGTATTCTGCAACATGCTATTATTGATATTAGCCATACCACCCATAATAGTAGTATTAATTGTGTTTAAACCTTGTAATTGATTATAACCGAGTGTGTTAATATCATTGCCAATATCACCAAGTTTGGCATTTAGGTTTTGATATTGGAAGCCATTATTGATGTCAGCCTGTGTTGCATAATTTGCAAGAGCCTGATTATTGCCATTACCCCAAGGGCCATAGCCACCATTACCAAAACCACCCCATGCCATAAGGAAGAAAAGGAAAAATACGATCCATCCACTTCCGTGACCAAAAAAGTCATCACCATCATTACCTACATTATATACAGGTGTTAGCCCGTTATTACCATTTGTCATTAAATCAGCCATAAGGCATTCCTCCTTTAGTATGTACAATAGAATTAAAATTATCGAATATATTTACTAAATTTAAAACTAAAACCTTACTATATCCACTTGGAGGTGGATGACAGTTATCAAATAGTTTTTTCTTAACTATTTTGACTCATCTCCTTGCCTACTAAGCAATTATATTATATTTCAAAGGTTATTGACCTTGAATACCAAACATTTGTTTCAACTGATCTAAATTCATTCCTCTCTGCTTACATACATTTTCTAAAATCTTCATTTGTGCTCTATGACTTTTTCCTTGTAACATTGATTGTGCTCTTTGAAACATAGGATTACTACCAAACATTTGTTGCATCATAGCTTGAGGATTTCCAGAATTCATTAACATTTGAAGCATTTGTGCTGGATTAAATTGATTATTCATTTCTTTTTCTCCTCCACATTCCCACCAGTTAAACTATTAAGCATATCTTCTAAATCAGATACTCTCTTTTTTAACTTAGATAGTTCTTCATTAACAGGGTCTAATTTACTATCTTTTACATCTTCCAGTACATAATGCTTTATTACTGAATTACCTTGCATATCAATACACTTAGTAAATATTGAATTACTAGCTGGATGTGGAAAATACGTTTCAGACCCATCCATATCTACAACACTCGCTTTTACCTCGTCTAAAGATGATACTAATCTGCCTTTAAGACACATCATTGGTTGTTGTGGCATTTGCTGAAACTGCTGTTGCATTGCCTGTTGTGGCATCATTTGCTGTTGAGGCACTGCATATCTATTTTGCATATAATTTGGATACTGATTATACAAGTAATCATCTCCTAGAAATCTATTTTAATAACAAACCAAAGAAGTCCATACTAAAATATAGCATAGACTTCTTTGACCAGCTTTCAAAATACCTATAATACTCATATCATATGTACTTTGAAAACTTATCTACCTTATACTTATATTATACCACATATTTCTGATTTTGTCAAATTTTAAATAAAAGGCTGTTTTCCTTTCTTTTTTGCCTTTACTGATCTTTGACCTTCATTATATGCGAATTTTTCTATATATTCAACTAAATGTTTAATCTTGTGAAAATTATCATCAAAGCCTGTAAGCTTTTCTAATCTCCAAATTAATTCATCCCAACATTGCTCTGAACTTTTTAGTTTACTCATCTTCTTTCTACCTTCTACTTATATTATACCACACTTTTTCAAATTTGTCAAATTTTAAACATCATTACCAACAATATATATCTCATCATCATATACTTCAAGATCATCTATGTCAGCAAGAATATAATTATTATTTACTACTATCTTTAATTTAAGTTCATCTTCTGGTTCACAAAATGCCAACTTTTCCATTAGTTCTTCTACACTCATCTCTTTCACCCTATACTTATATTATACCACATTTTTCAAATTTTGTCAAATTTTAACAATAAAATGAAAGTTTAAACATATTTAATATAATTGCTACATCAATACTACAAATAATTAATATGATTATTTAAACTTTCAATTTACCTTAACATACAACTATATTATAACACAAACTAAGAAGTTTGTAAAGTTTATTCTTAACTACCTCTCTATATATTATTATACCATACTTTTTATAGTTTATCAAGTTTTTAGTCCTTAATAATACTTCTCCCATTTAGTATAACCAGATCTCCATACCTTACATGCACCACTATCTAACATTACACAATCATCTATATCTAAAGTATCATCTACCTTTTCACCACTAAGATACCAATAATGTTTTGGTATGCACTGACAAACATCAATAAATCCCAACGACTTATATATTTCTCCATTAAAATAATCATTATCTGAATAGTACACAATATACTTAGGATTAAAATCTTGCTCAAAATGATTCAACAACTTATTAGCACCATCAAATATGTTCAATCCATATTTAGTGAAATACCCGTGAAGCTCATACTGATCACATTCAATGCCGTTCATACTCAAGTTACCAAATGACATTACAGAGATAAGATCACCACCAAAAAATAGCCCATAATTTATACTGTTAAAATATGTACACCCATGTATATGATACATACTAATAAAGTTATCAGCTCTGTCATCATCTATCAATAAACATTGACAATCTTTTGCATGTATATTATCAGCATGATCATTTAAAACACAAGATAAATAATTCTTAATTTTTTCTTGATTATTGTGCCAATCTATATCAAATATAGAAATAAGATGTACACCTTTTGACTTAGCCAATAAAAATTTATCTCTATGATAATATTTAGGCTTATCGTCAAAAATGGCACCTAACGATGAATGCCACTCAGAACCATTATACTCAATACCAATATTCTTGTTTACAATAAAAATATCAATTTCTTTGCCATCTAAAATAGTTTTATTATGAGTTTCTAGTATAATATCAGGAAAATTAACCTTTAACCACTCACATATTTCATGTTCTGCATTTGATCCTCTATGCTGAATAAATCTACACCCACATGAAGTTGTTGCTCCACTTCTTAACTTATAACTATCAACAATAACCTTAGTTTTAGCTGAACATGAACAAGTACAATTCCAATAAGAATGCCCATTGATGAACCCCTTAAATGAATCTACATGCAACATGCCAAACACTTTCCCAGTCAAATCAATAAACCTTGAATGATGTCCATGCTTCCTATTGCATATCGAACATGCTACAGTTTTACCATTACGTAACAATGAAGAATATGCAATAAAATAGTTACCGCAATCACACTCACACAACCATTTATCGCCATACAAATGATGCTTAACCACTAAATTACCAAATCTACTACCTTTAATGTTAATAAAATTAACAGAGTGCTTTTTTAGTGCATGTTTATCCCTGCATACAGAACATTCAGTAATCTTTTTTAACATCTTCTCATTAACAACTTCTTGATTCCCACAAGTACATCTAACCAAAATATAATTATTTGTCTTTACCCTCTTCACAAACCTAACATATATTAAATTTCCCCACACACTTCCTTGTAATCTCTGTATAGTTTTAGACAAAAGCCTAGCTTTCTTCTCACATCCACAAGACAACCTAACTCCACCAGTTAATGCGTCAGCTCTAACACTTATAGGTTCACTACCACAATCACATTTACATATCCAGTAACTTCTTGTGCATTTATTACTATTTAAATCACTTCTTTCTTTATCATATTTAACCACAGTTAACTTTCCAAATTTTTGTCCAACTAAATTTTTAAAATTCCCATTCAAAATATACCACCTCAAGCATTATTATAACATATAGGGAACATAATGTCAATCTATGTTCCCCATATGGTTAAAATCTACTTGTAACACTGGCATATCTTCTTGAAAAATCAAGCATAATGCGCTGTCCTTCTGGTGAACGCAATAATTGCTTCATACCCTCTTGTTCATCTCTAACTAATGCCACACTGATATTTGCTGTATTACTAATGTTCGTGCCTACGTCTTTTCCGAAGTTACTCAGCCCACGAGCAGTTTGTTCCTGTGCCAACTCACTAACTAGACCTCCAGAAGCATAATGGCGAACTTTTGGTCTTATCATTGCAAAAGTACCATTGTTTACAGACTCCATAAAATTTCGTCCATATCTATCTACCATAGATTTTCTTACTACAAATTCACCATTTGATAACATCGCTGGTATACTGTCTGATGTACTAGTTCCTGGTCCACTTATATAGCCACCTTCAGCAAAACCACCCAATCTAAATGCAATATTTGATAGTGCTTGTGCAGCTGCTTTTGCTTGTATTTCTAATTGCATAAAAGCTGTCTGCAATCCTGTTGTCATAGTTGTAGCAGTAGTCTGTATTTCTGTAGCAGCTACAGCTACAGTTGTAGATGCTTGTTGCATAGCCTGACCTAACTGCTGAGTATCGGCTGGTGTAGTATTAACATCTGTAATATTCTGACTTAAATTACTAACATTCTGTGCTGTATCACTTAAAGAAGTAGAAAACGTACTTAAACCAGTATTTGATGTTTCTTGTAGTTTTTCATTAAACTGCTGTAAGCTACCTTGAGTTATATTTGCGCCATTAAAACTTATTGATTGTTGGCTATTAGAACCAAATTGCGAATTTGCTAATGCTGGTAACTCATAAGTCTGTTTCTGATACCCAAATGCAGGACTAGTTAATGTTGGCATTGGTGTTCCACTATAGCTTACTGCATTATTTGCTACAGACAAACCACCATAACTACTAATAGCTTCTCCTTTAATAATATTTGCAGCATCTCTTAATGCTTGTGCAACACCTTGAGCACCCATCCTAATGTCAGCTTGTACTTCTGCTGATGTTCTACCAAAATCTGAATTATTTATATGTAAACTTTGAGGATTATCTATCTCATATCCACCAAACCATTTATCCATCATAGACTTAACCATTCTCTCAGCAGAAAACTTTTGTATAGTCTTTAAGAAATTAATTGCAAGATTTCTTAAAGCTTCCCCAAGATTTTCTGCCTCGTTTATACCATCTGTTAAGAATGTTACTAAACCATCTTCTAAGGCTTGCTTTGCAGTTACTCTTAAATCTCTCAAATAATTGGGGTATTGCTCAGCTATTAGTTTAGCTTTTTCTCGTGCCTGTGTAGCATCCCAAAGTTGTCGATCAATTATCAACAAAGCATCTGCACTTGCACCAGCTTTTTCAAGACCATCTTTAACTTTAGCTAATCTAGAAATCTCAGAGTCCCAAAAATCAGCTTCAGCTTGCCCTTGCCAAGACTTTAATTGTCTTTCTCCATACTCTTTCTGTAATGTAGTATATTTATCAGAAGCTGTAAAAATGTCTAAAGCATTATCAAAAGGCTTTCTAATTGCTTCTAACCCTGAATTCATCATATCCTTAAAGTTATTCATTACCTTCTTAACTTCAGACATACTCTGCTGATATAGCTCATTCATACCATGTGCTAAATAAAATTTAGCCTCATTAGTTATCTTAGTAAGATATTTAAATACTCCCCAAATTCCACCTTGAGTGCCACCACCATCACCTTTAGTGTTATAAAAATAATTAAAATAATTTTCAAGAACTCCATCGAACTCATCAAAAGAAATTTTGCCAGTACTTAAATTAAATAAATGACCTTCCCAATCTGACTGTATTTTAGATAAATTATAATCCATAGTTCTTTTAGCTACAGATATTGTAAGATCAGCAACTTTCTTCTGATAATCAACAGTTATTTCCTGAATATATTTATCCTTTATGTCTCCTTCTAAGCCTTGCACATCAACACTATTAAGCTTTTCTTTATATTCAGATTCTAATTTTTTTAACTGAGCATCGATCTTATTTAACTGATAGGATTCTAAGGTTGCTGCTGAGTCTAGAACTTTCTTTCTTGCCTCATTTATTGCTTTTAAATAAGCAGAAGCAGTTTCACTTGTATTTGCTTGTGACATTCTTATAGGATTAACATTATAACCTCTCTTACCAGAAAAAGATGCTAAGTCACCATAACCAACAATACCACTTTCTAAATCAGATATAGGCACAGTTACAACTTTACCCCTACCACTAGAAGCATGAGTAATAGTACCATCACCGTTGTAAATACCAGTATGTCCTATTTTTTGCCCTTCAACTACACCATAATCACCGCCAAAATACATAGAAACAAAATCTCCACGTTTTGGCTGATAACCAGATCCTTTTAAATGAAACGCTCCTACATCATTAAATTGTCTAGCTTGTTCATCAGCAGTTCTAACTATTTCAACACCCAATCCCTTGTATACTTCTTGAACAAATTTTGAACAGTCTATACCTCTGCTAAGATCATTTCCTAAATAATATGGTGTACCAAGCCATTTATTTATTTCTGAAGTTAAAGCATCTCCTACACCAGAAACTACATTCCTAGCTGTATTACTAGCATTAGCTAAATCCTGATTTACATATTTAATATTATCCTTTCTTGCTTGTGCCTGACCAACTTTATCAGCGGGACGTTCCACATATCTAGTCCACCCTTCTACGGCAGCTTCTATGGTTCTTCCATTATCATTATAATATTTCAATGCTTGAGCAAACGCACCACTTTCTGTAGTCCAAATTTCATGCAATAAATAAGCACTTTGCGTTAGTATATGATTAATATCACTAAAATTATCTTTAGCAAACTGCTTTAATCCATCCCAACGCTCATTGTGCCACTGAGCAATGCCAAAAGAAGTACCATTATCTCCAATAGTATTAGTATCTAGATATCTTCCAGACTCACCCATTAAAGATGCAATTATACCTCTAACCATGTTATCCTCAAGTCCACCTTGAGTTAATTGTCTATATACTATTTCAGTATTAGACATTCCACTAGTTGTTTGAGCATTTAATAGTAAATTATCCCTTCCCATCTGAGTTGCAAATAAATTATCATGCATAGCTCCAACATCTGCAAACTTTTCCGCAGCTGCTTTTGTTATTGCAGCAACTTCTTGCTGTCCTCTAACTGCTTTATTAAGTTCTCTTGTATACTGACTTATCTCCCTATTTAACTTATGTAGTTCTTTACGCTGATCATCCTCATTTTTAAATGGGGTTTTTTCTATTTCAGCCTTTTCAGCTAAAGCCTCCTGTAATTTAGCTTCAGCTTCTTCTCTTTCTATTTGTGCTTTTTGAGTATAGTATTCCCTAATAGACATGAATCCTTCATCAAAAGCAATCTTATTTTTAGCAAGAGTTTCCTTCAAATTAGCTATATGATCTTTTAATTGCTCCTTTAATCCTTGAATATGAGCTTTCATAGCTTTTTGTGCTGCTTGTATTGCTTTATTACGAGCTTTTTCATCTTCTTTATCCTGAGCAGTTCCTTTCATTCTTGGAACATCCCTACCTTTAGGAATATCCCTATTTCTCGCTCTATCTATCAAATCAATTACTTTTTTAGTTAATTTTCCAGATTCACCCAGATAAGTATCAAATCCATTAGTTTTCTTGTTTCCAGTCCATCCAGTATCTATCGTATTATTATACTGACCCTCTACATCAGAAAACGCATAAAAAGCATTTTTTGATTCACTTAAAAATGTCTTTGAAGCTTCAGCATATTCATTAGCCTTAGACTCATTACCAAGTTTAGCATTAACCCAACCAAGAAAAGCTTGTGTTAGCCCAATAAACCCTTTGACTAAACCCTCAATCAAACTTACTCCTGATTTCATTACAGCCCATAACATCTTAAATATCTTTATAACACCTAAAAGTGTACCAATAAGCGTGGTTAATGCACCTATCATATCTTTTATGAAATTAACCATAGTCTCTATTGGGTCGCTTCCACCAACAATGGACTGTATCATATTCAACAAAGCATCTGCACATGAAGTAGCATATACAACTATATCTAATAATCCATCAGCCAATTCTTTTAGCCAATCACTAAGATGAAAATTACCTTGTTCATCAAACTGACCTAACGACTTTGTAATAGTCTGAGCAGTTTCAACAATAAGTGGCCCATACTCATCAACTATCGTCATTGCAGCAATGCCCCAAGTCTCTTGCAACTGTTCTATAGCACCAACAGGAGTATTAGCATATTCTTCCATTACCTTAGTATATTCTTGAAATTTCTTCATCAAATACTCATATAATGCATCAACATTACCCTTAAACTGAGCAAGATCTTGATTAGTAATGCCCAAAATATTTGCTACCTGTGATGTTCTAGCTGTAATACTACCTTGAGCTAAATCACGAGTTTCTTGTAGTACCTGATTAGGAGCCAATCTACCAGTCTTTGCTACACCAGCTACACCAAAAATAACATCTTGGGCTTGTTTTGGAGTCATACCCTTATTTAAAAGCATTGGCAATACGCCTTGCTGTGCTGTAAGAATATCATTTAAGTTCAATACTGTTTTAGCAGCTTCCTGCATAGCTCTGCTAAATAAATACGCTGATTCAGCAGTAGCTTCTTCATTAGTTACTGCTCTACCATTAACAGTGGCTGAAGTCTTTAATGCTGCTTTTGTAGTTAGCATAGTTGTATCACGTTGAGCCATTAGTTCAAATCCAGGCTTTAATGCTGTTGCAACTAATTGTGCTATAGATCCAAGTGCCGAAGCCAAATTATTGATTGCACCTATCAGTAAATTACCCGCAACCAGCATACCGCCAATAGTAGCAGCTGCTATAGATGCTGTACCAGTAAGTTTACTTAAAGAACCCCCAGCAGCATTACCTTTAGCCAATACATCTGCCAAAGCCTCACCAAATGAACCAAGACCTTTTGAAGATCTACCGAGAAAATGAATAAACTGTGTAGCATCACTTGAATTATACCAACGATCACCGCCAACAGTTCCACTACTGCCTCCACCTCTAGATCCTCCACCACCAGATCTATTATTATACCTAGTATTAACTCTAAGAGTCATCCTATTTATTCTACGTATCTGATTAGTAATAATGGCTAATCTTTTTTCTACAGCAAATAAATCAGACTGGTCTGCTTCAACTTTTAATTTTGGTAAATCTTTTGCACCACTAGCTTCTATTTTTATCTTTGAATTTTGCTTAATAGACCTTAAATATAATTCCATATTCTTCAGTTTACCTAAAATTGGATTTAGTCCACTTTCTGTAAACTGAATAGAATTGTTATTCTTTAAATTAGCTAATACATTAGATACTTGTCTAACCCTATCTAAAGAATTTTGTACACTTTTTACAGTTATACCAAAAGTTATATCACTCTTTAATCCTGCAAGCTTAGACATATCTTTAGTAAATGTATTTATTCCTTTTAAGTCTGCATTATTTTTTACATTTATTGTAAAACTTACATTCTTAAGGTTATTTATGTCCTTTGATAAACCTGCTAATTGACTTTTAACTTGTGCAGTAGTAGCATTTAAACTTATAGTGTGCTTGCCAGTAATAAAGTTTAAATCATTCCTTATTGACTGAAGTTGCGAAGATACTCCTTTTGCATCCAAAGATAAAGTTATTTTAGTAAAATCTTTAAATGATCTTAATGTACTTAATAATCTATCGGCTTTTGCTTGAGCGTCAGCAGTAGATAGTTTTACTACATTATCTTTATTAAATGTACGAGAAATGAAATCCCCTAAATTCTGAATAGACATTCTCGCACTTCTAGTTTGTGCTTTTACATCTATAGTTTTATTCTTAAATTCATTAAGCAGATTCTTTAATTCTTGCATACTTTGCTTTGCTTTATCTGCTTTAAGATTTATCTCACCATCTAACTGTAAAATGGTTTTTTCTTTCCCTGCCACATCTCCTCCCCCCTATTTATATATAAAAAGCCTCACCATTATATAGGTAAGGCTTATTTTCTCATATCTTCAACTATTTTTTGTATTTTCTTTCCAGATCCTCCAAAAGCCATACCTATTCCTAATCCTACAGCGTCTATAAAATCTGCTGTATGCCTCATGTCTTGTTTAACACATTTTTCGTAAAACAATGTTATCTCTTCTCTCGAATATTCTCTAAGTACCTTATTCTTATCGTGTCCGTGTTCTATTAAAACTTGCAGAACTTCATAGATACTTACTTCTTGCTGGTCTTTTTTGGCTTTTCCTCGTCCTTTTTCTCGACCAGATTTTGAGTCTTCTCCTTTAGCTTCTGCAAGAACTTCTTGAAAAAAGATTTATTCACCTCATAAATCTTAAATAATAGATCAATACCTTCTTCAGCACTAATAAGCTCTGCCTCGTCATAATCTAAATTAGTAGATTTTACAATAATATTCTGAATTAAATCAGCAGCATCTTCACCAACTAATCCTATAATTTCTACCATACCAATTAATCTGATAGCATTATCTGAGTTAATATCTCCAGAATTTACTGCAAGTTTACCAATAGCATTAGCAGCTACTTCACTGTTATTTACAATAGCAGCTGCTAAACTACTCATTTGACTAGCAAGACGAATTGTATCTAACATTGCTAATTTATGTACAATTACCGTTTTACCATCTACTTTAATTTCCTGTTCTGACAATAATAGTTCCATTTCAGAAGTATTTTTTTCTTCACTCATGTTTCATCCTCTCTCTTAAAAATAAAATTAAATCTTAATATCGACCTTAGTTCCTACATTTATTATACCACATTTAAGCCCATTTGTCAAGTCATCCACAACTTCAACAAACTCCTTTTGGTGGTTATCCTTCTTTTTATTATACTGATACTGCTGATAATAAATATTAACCACTGGTTCTATATGCAATTTTATCTCTCCCAATCTACGTAATTTCTATGTCCACAATTTAATATGTAAGCTTTCCATCTCGCAATTCTTCTTGAAAATCTAACACGACTATCAAGAATATCTATATGTTTGGCTTTTATAGCGTGTTCTTTACCAAATCTTCTTTCAATAATTTTTAACCACTTTTTACGTTCTTTAGCTTTCTCTTGACGATATAATACATGTTTAGATTTTCTCATCTTCATTACTCCATGCAGAAACATTAGTTCCTACTGCCCCACATTTACTACATACATAAGAACTACTTACCGTGTTATAACCATCGACAACTTCATCAACTTCTATACTATCTACCTTAAACAAAAAAGAATTACCACAACAACCACAAGTTATAGTGTGCATCACTCCTGTTTTATTTGGATAGTATCTAAGCACAATCCAAATCATCTTTAATTTTTCTTTTAGTAGCTCAATCATTGCTTTCCTCCATTTTACCTAAGTATGAAATATCTAATATCTTAACCCTATAGCCACCTGTAGTATCACATTCTGCAAATTCTAATAGTTGTGGGGCTATTCCATAGATATTATTATTACACAAAACAAATTCAGTTTCTATTAACTGCCTGTATATAGTATCATCTACATCTACCCAAGAATTAGAAATTATTACTTGGACTTTATATTTGATAAAATAGCTATACATTTTTCAGCATCCTCTTTCTGCAATCCTACTTTCATACTAGTTTGTACAAAATTATTGGGAAAATGTTCTTTTATATCAAATGCTTCATCATCTAAAATAACAAATGACTCTATATCATTATGATTATCTAGCCATTCTTTTATTTCTAATCCACGAATACCATGCTCACTACAACATGTTTTATCATATATTGACATAGAAAAATCATTTAATCTTTTCTTTAATGTATCTAACAAGCTACAATTTCTCCAAGAAGAACTTACTACAATTTTTGCGTTAGTTCTTCTTACTATACATGCTAGTAATATTAAGTGCTTATCAGATTCAATTGTCCATGAAAATCTATCTTGTACTGAATTTAATACACCATCTACATCAAGAAATATTATTTTCATAATGTTTCTCCCATTTAGTTCTTCCAGATCTATATACTTTACATGCCTTTAATTTAAGCATCACATAATCTTCCTTGTTAGAAGCATTAACTGCAATAGCCTCATCAACTAAAGAAGCAGTTTTCTTATCCTTTTTAAGCTTCTTTAATTTAGTTTTTTCTCTACCAATAGCTTCACCATTCAAATACCAATAATATCTAGGAGAAGTCTGAGAAACACAACTAAATCCCAAAGATTCATAAATACCTCCTAAAAAGTAATCATTATCAGAATAAGAAACTAAATAATTTGGGCAATACTCCCGTTCAAAAGCCTTAAGCAATTTATTTGCTCCACCAATTATAGTATATCCATTCTTCACACAATATCTATGAAGTTCATATCTTCCCTCTATATGACTTTTATAAGCTACCCAGTCAAAAGACATAATTGACATAAGCTCATTATTATAGTATAATCCATAATTTATATGATTATATTGCGTCTTTCCTTGTAAATGATACTTGTCCATAAATTCATCTGTAATAGCAGAATCTACTTTTTTAATAACACATTTACGAGCCACTATCTTAGTCTGAGGAATAAATAATGATCTTAAATATGACTTAATTTTATCTTGATTATATTTCCAGTCCACATCAAAAATTGAAATTAAATGTACTCCCTGCATTTTAGCAGTGAGAAATTTATCTTGATGGTAAGTCTTTTCTTTATCTTCATAAGGAGAACCCTTACTAGCATGATAAACTGATCCATTGTATTCTATACCAATACCATAATTCTTATAATAAATATCTATCTCCTTGCCAAAAAGAATATCTGAAGTCTTTTCTGGAGTATCATCAATCAATGTTGCAATATATTTCTTTATTTCATTCTCTGCAATTGAACCAGATACAGCTGTATTATTACAACCACAACTATGAATTTTACCAGCTAAAACATCTGACTTATTTATTACCTTTTCCTTTTTACAAATATCACAGAAAAAAACCCAGTGAGGATGCCCATGCTCATCTGTATGATCATATCTAACAGCAGTTAAATGATCATATACATTTCCAATAATACTTTTAAATCCTGGATTATCTTCACCTGTTCTATGCCTCCTGCAACCACAAGATTTAGTATTACCATTAACAAGATTTTTACCAATCACTATAAATTCATCATTATTACATCTAGTGCAAAAGCATTTCCAATATGTTCTTTCATTTTTCACATAAGCAAAATCAGTAACAATCAAATCTCCGAACTTCTGCCCAATAAGATTATCTTGCTTTAACTTTGACAGCTTCTCAGATCTACAATATTTACAGGTTCTATTAACTAATCGCTTATTAGACAGAGAATGTGAATCAAAAATATCATGTCTGCCACACTCACAAACACAATCCCATACTGCACGATTATCAGCATTAGTATACAAATATTCCACAGCAGTTACATGTCCAAATACTTGACCAGTCAAATCCTTATGTGCAGTAATACACTTACCACAATTCTTTACAGCACCACTAAACAAATCTACTTCTTCTACTACAAGCCTATTTTTAGCCCTACACAAACATTCACAAAGCCATCTACTCTCCCCAACTTCTGCAATAACAACAAGCTTATTAAATCTTTGACCAATTAAATTATGCTTAATATTAGGATCATAATCTGTACACCCACAACTATAAATAGTCCCACTATTCACTTCATCTGTGGATAAAATACATCTAGTACGACTAGAACAGCTACACTCACAAACCCACAACGGTTTACCAGTTTTCTTTTTATCACTTTTAGCAACTACTTCAAACATATTAAATTTATAGCCAAGCAGATTCATAAATAAAACTCAACTCCATCCAATTTTTAAATATAATCAGCGTATGCTTAAAGTATATCAGAAAATTATTCTTTTGTCAAGCCCTTTCTACAAACTAAAAAAGACTCAGAATATTCTGAGTCTTTAATAAAATCTTATTCATTCGGATCGTAAACACCGTTTTTGCCAGATCCTTCAGTATTCTCTGCAAGTTTTGTAACTTTATACAGAGGATAATCCATTTTATTACCTTACAGGCTCTTTATCCTGTAATTCTAATACTTTATCATTGTATTAGTTTAGACTATATCTTCAACTCATATGAGTTGTTCCCTATTCGTGGGTATTTCTTCCTCTTGGGATTACTTTACCTAGTCGTTACACTTCCTATATGTTACCACATAGTTTAGCTCGGTATTATCCTATAATTATTTGAAGGACTCTCTTCTTTATATACCACAATAACTATTAAAATAGTTTGTCGGAACCGAATTAAAGGAAATATACGTATAACTCACGCTACACGCACCCAATTATGTTTAGGATGATTTTCATAATCTGACATGATATCTAGTTGAAGCGTAAATTCTCCGAAGTCGTCGCCGATAAGACCAGTCAAATCTCCATCTGGCCTAATATTACACTTCCATGCCTCAATCATAAGGGCATTGCCTTGGTTTGGATCACCGAGGAACAAAAGCTCGCCAGTTATCTTACCAGCAGCAGAACCACTGACTGTTACATAACTTGCATCTGGTATCGTACAGGAAATCATTACTGTATCTCCAGCCTTAATTGCACCATCTTTCTTGATCTTAATGAGTCCACCACGAATTGACTCATCTTCAAGTACAAAGTCTTTACCTTCTTTAAATGTACTCATACCTGCTGTCACATTAAATGTCATTATACCACTAGGTACAGTAAACATATCAGCAGGAGTTAATGTAAATGTCATTGTTACACCTGCAACAGTTAATGTAAGAGATGTAGAACCAGCAGTACCAGTCATAGTTACATAAGTACCAGAAGCAGTAGTTAAATCTAAGGCATTAGATGCTGCTTCAATTGTGTAACCGTCAAAATCACCCGCAGTTGGTGTACCTGAGTGTGTAATTCTAAATACAAATGTAGCGTCACTTGTACCAGTATAACCAGTACCATTAAGTACTATCTGACCACCTGCGGCATCTGTCATAGTAAGTCCATCAGCACTTACATTAGTTGCTGGAGCAAATTTAGCTTCTGGAAGTACTGCACTTGCTGGTGCTACTGCAACACCAGTTACATTTACATATCTATTACCATCTGCGTCTTTTAGCTCAATAATTCCAGGAACAGAAGGAACTGTATAAGATTCATTTACTAGTGTAGTACCTGTCTGAACATGTACACCTTCTGTACCATATAAACCTAGAGCTAGATTATACATATTATATTCATTTAATACTATAGATCCACTTGCTTTGGTCTGCGTAGTTACTGCTGCCATTAGTTCACGTTTCTTATTCATAGAACTATATTTTTCTACAGTAGTAACATCAGTAGTTATATTAAACTCTGTGCAGTTTCCTAAAAAGTGGAGCTGATTTTCATCATCTGATCTGCGGAAATATATTCCACCAGCACCGACCATTAAATCAGCGGCTTCTGAAAACGCCTGATTTGCCAAGTCAATCACTCCTTCTTAATTTAATATTTATGCATAAAAATTAAATTACTTCTTACTTTTATACCACTCAATCTCAACAACTATTCTATGTTGAGTATTTCCAAGTGCCATTGTCTCATCTCCATCGCTTAATACAGCAAGTATATCAAATTTTACTCCAATGCTTAATTCTCTCTGTATTTTCTTTGAAAAATCATCATGTAGCACTTTTAATAATTCATTCTCAACTTTATAGCTTTGATTATATAAATATTCACTTATCGGTATATCTGGTGTATTTTCTCCTTGAAGGTATATATCAATCCAAAACTGAACTTTTCCTCCAATTATTTTATCCTGTTTTTCTACAGAGTCTTCTTCGCTAAATATTACCCAAATTGCAGGATATTCACCAGTATTGCCTGTTCCAAACCTAAACTGTAATTCGTCCCTATGTTTTAGATATTCAAATAATCTTGAACCATCCAAATATCTATAGGAACGCATAAAATCCACCAGCTTTTTTCCTATCTGTCTCCACATTAATTTTTGTAACATGATTTAATTCCTCGCTAAACCTAAAACAGCAGGAAATTTTCTTTTTCTAGCTGATGTTCCATTTGTAAAAGAACTTGCATTTAATTGTGCTAAAAGCTCATCTAATGCCTGTTTATACATTTCCCACTTTAGCCTAAAAGAGTCTTTATCCGTTTCCTTACCTAAACTATACACAGTTCTTAACCATGCTGCTTTCATATATGAATAATATATAGCAATCATTTTAACTATATATGGTGTTGGATCTGCAATATTTTCTGGTGCAACCCCATAATTTCTTGCTAAAGATTCAACATACTCACTTGATTCTTTTACTAAATCTTCTGTTACATATGTTTTTAGGAGTGCGTCTGTTAACGTGGCTTTACTATAATACGCTCTATATGCAGGAACATTAGTCGTGTTTAATGCCATGTCTATCTAGCACCTCCCCAATAATTTTTCTATAATTAACACTATTTCTGGCTCTTGTAAGCCAACCATTATCACCCTTTATACCCTTTACAGTATTTGGTCTTTTTACAAAATGTATTTTTCCATCTTTACCAACAAATCTCATTGCTTTTGCATGTTTTGAACTATGTGCATGTGTACCTTCTATTAAATAATTAGCGTAATTTCTAAAAGGGCTATTTGGAAATCTACTATTTTTACCAACATCTTGCCCTTCTTTATACTTAGCATTTGGATTTAATATATATGGGCCATTATTTGAATAATATTCTAATGTATCTTCATCTATAAAAACTATTGCCTTTAATTTATTAGTCACCATACTATCTATAGCTTTATCTAATGCAAAAGTTCTGTTCATCCATTTAGGGTGATCTCTTCTTAAGTGTTCTTTGATTCTTTTACAAGATAATACAAGAGCCTCTTTAAGTAGAGGCTCAAGTTTATCTTTAACACCATCTAGCCTAGATAGCCATTGTGACATTCTAAGGTTGATGTGTGGAGTTTCCATATTTAATTATTTTACATCTGCAATGAGGATAGAACCTGCACCACCATTTACATCTGCACCGAAAGAGGGCAGAGCAATCTGAGATACAATAGTTTCAACATTTACAGGATGATCTAATGTACGAGTATATACAGCTACAGCAGTATCCACAATACGAGTATTAGAAGCAAACTTGCTATTGGAAAGCAGGTCAACCTCTTCTGGAGTCGTACCCATTACCATGTTACCAAGAACACCGCCAGCAGGCAGGAATGTTACAACATCATCTGGGAAGAAGGGAACACCAATGCCACCAACTTCAGTTGCATATACATTATCGTTAATAAGAATCTCTACACCAACATAGCTACGAATAAGGTCACGTACCTGCTGTGGATAAATTAGTAGACCAGAAAGGCTAGTAGCGGTTGGATATAGTGCTTTAGCTACAGACTGAGAATTCTTAATATGATTAAATGTAGTAGTAGTCATTACTGCATAACCAAGTCTAACATGGAAATCCTTATTAAACTGTGTTACCCAATCAAGCATATCTTCAAGAGGAGTAGAAGATGCAGTAGTGTGCCAAGAAATAGCAGCTTTTACCTTCTGCTTCTTATGTAGATTATAATTATAAACAAGATTTGAACCATTACCTACTACCTTAATCTGACCAGTAGAAATAAGTTCCATAGCCATACGTTCACGAGCTACACGAGCACCACGGATTAGATTATTAGCGTCATCAAAAATTCTTTCAACATAAGTAGAAAGAATAGCATCATTAGAAATAGCAAGAATCTGCTGACGAGTTTCCTCATCTACCTTCATTCTCTCACGGAAGAAAGGCATTTTAGATTTCTGCACTTCTACGCTCAGACGATCTCTATAGGTTGCCTGAGTATCAAATGCACTTGGTTTCAATTCTACAGGCAGACCTGCACGACCACCAATTTTATTAAGTTCAATACCTGCAATTTTCTTTACTGGGAATAGACGATCACCAAGATATAGATCCTGAGTAGTGTTGTTATAATTATCCCAATATGCTGTAATATTTGCAGGAGTAATAAGATCAAATAATTTCATGTTATATTCGTTCCTCCCCTTTCTAATTAGTCTCTACGTGCAAACTGAATGTGTGGCAGTTTAGCTTTAATAGCGGCACCTGGTTCGCTAGGCATCTTATCAATGTTAATAACACCATGAATAATCATTGCACCAGTAGCTTCACCATCAGTTACCTTTACAGTATGATAAAGAATACCATCAATATCACTAGCTACAGTAGTTGCACCACCTGAAGCAGTAGTACCAGTATCAGCAGCAGGAATATCAGCTTCTTTACCAGATACAACAGTTGCTACAACAAGAGAATTAAGAACAAGATCTTCATTAATCTTCTTAGCAAGCTGTGCAAAATTATCCTTTACATTGCCAGCCTTATCTGTACCAAGTTTAATGGTAATACCTGTAGATGTATTATAACTAAATACATCATTATGTGCGGTAGTGTCTACTGTCATTGCTACAGGAATAGCTACAGCACCTTCTGCTTTTGCAGTAAGTACAAGACCACTATCAAGAGTTACAGTAGCCTTAGCTTCAGTTGGTACTACAACTGTTGCAAGCTGATTTGGATCTACAAGTAGAGAAGTACCGTTAGAACCGTAGAGATAAGAACCATAAGGAATGTAATAATTACCCTTATCATCTGGAGTAATACCTGCCAGAGAAGTTTTGTCAAGAGTTACAGGACGAGCAAGATAGCCTTCACCAATAAGTAATAGCTCTGGATCAAAACCATCAACTGGCTTCATTTTAAAATCAATTGCCATGTTTAAATGACCTCCTTAAAAATATTAAAATTTTCTGTTTATTTTTACGCAAGCTTCTCTAGCTTACGCACCTTTCTTCATAAAAGGAATTTTTATAATAGTAAAATCCCCACACTATACATATGTGGAGATTATTATACATTAAATGCCAAAAGCTTCTGCTAATGATTTAGTATTATTAGGATTCTGGCTACTCTTCTTTGTATTTAGAAGTGCTTGCATAAATGGAGATACTTCATTGGAAGAATTACCACCACTACCACCAGAACTACCTGCACCGCCTTTAGGCTGTACTTCAATAAAGCTTGGATGGTCTTTTGCCCAATCTGCAATATAATCTGCTACAGAAAGTTCTACACCATCATCACCCATAATTGTACAAGTCTTACCATCATCTTCTACCTTAGTTTTATGGAAGAAAATATCGGTCATCATATCTGGATCAAGAGCATGTACACTATCAAGAGATTTACGAATAGTTGTTCTCTTTACATTGTCCAGTCGCATAGTTTTTTCACTATTAAGCTGTGTAGTAAGATCTTCAATAGTCTTATTATTTTCATCTACAAGACGATTTGCTTTTGTAAGACTACGTTTAAGCTCCTTAATCTCTTCTGGAGTTGCACCGCCACCAGCTTCTTTTACAATCTTTTCTTTTGCAAGTTCAATACCCTCGTCAAAATCTTTAGCGTTTACATCCACACCAAAAGCATTAACAAGAATATTATACTGCTCCAAAGTCTGCTTATTTGCTTCAATTGTTTCATTTAATGCTTTTTCCTTATCTTCAAGTTCATGAATAGACTTCTGAAAAGCATTATACTCTTTTTTCAAAATAACAGCTTTGTCTTTAGTTTCTTCGGTATCTAAACCGAGTGCTTTAGTTAGTTCTTCTAATTCCATGTTTCTTTTCCTCTCTTTCTAATTATTATTATATCACAAAATTTTAATTTTGTCAAATCACACAACCTATAACTATATTATAACATACTTTTCAAAATTTGTCAAGTCATAAAATAAATTACTGTATATGCTAACTCATTTGGATATGTATTAAGTAGCTGTAGGCTGTACTGCTGAAACTCCTTCAACATCTACTGGTGCTCCTTTATTTTCTAGCCCATCTAATTCATCAATAAGTTTTTGAGTAACACTAAAATCAAGATCATCGGTCATTGCACGAATAACTTTCTTCTTTACTTCATAGTTTAATCCTTCACTTATATTAAAACCAAATGTAGTTAAAGCATTTGCTAATGTTTCTGATACATCAACTACTCCATATTCTTTATTATAAGTTACAAAATAATTTGACATATCCTCATTCATATAAGAACCAAACATAAATGCTATAATTCTTTCTGTTGCCTGAAGATTCTCTGCTAAATCCATAATAGTACGGAAAAGCTGTAAATTATCCCACTTCTTAGCAAGCCCAGACACATTAGAAATATTTTGCTGATTTAAGAATGTTAAATTTGCTTGCCTAAATATCTCCTTTATGATTAATTCTATTTCCTTAACAATCATATCTGTTGGCTTATCACTAGGAGATATAAATTTAGGAGATTGCTGACCATCTCTAAATAATAATGTATCTGTTACACCTACTCTTATAGGATCATTTTCTGGATCTTCATATTCATCCTCATCACCTATTGGATAAAGAAGTATAGAAAAAGCTTGTCCACGATTTATACAGTCAAGAGAACTTAACTGATTATATAAAGCAAAAGAACTTCTAGCAATACCATACAAATCAGATTGTGGAATTAAATCATCTGTTGCATTTAATACTCCATATAAAGGTATTACTGGTATTCTTCCAATAGTATTTTCAAATACTTCTTCTTCATCCTTTACTTTTTTTCTACATATTGTATCAGTCCATGTCCATGTTTCAGTGATAGAAGAAGTTTCTCCTTTATCATCTATTACTTCATTTTGAACTGTATATGTTATACTTATAAGCCTACCAAATTTATCCCTTGAATATTTAGTTACTTGACTAGGACTTACTAAATACAAATACGGATATATTCTTTCTTCGGCTATTTTCTTTTTTGTTAATACTACATTTGGGTCAACTTTAGGTGCGTCTATTACAATGAATTCTACACCATGTAATTTAGCTCTTATTGCAGCCTTTTTCATAAATCTAGTAAGAGTTGTATTATTGCCATCTACATTATTTATAAATAACTTAAATGTATCTGAAAAATTATCCCTTACTGGATCTGATTTAAATATTGGATTTACGTGCGAGTCAATTATCGGCTTAATAAAATTTATATAATAAGCTAAATCCTGTCTATGTGCATATTTATCTGCTTTTTCTACTGGAAAGGGTACTAGGTATGTTCCATCCTCGAATCCACCACTTCCACGATAAGCATCATCCAGTAATTTATATTTATTTAAATTACCTGCATTATATTTAGCTCCCATTAACAACTGCTGGGTCATCTCATTAAAAGATTTTTCCACTCTTTCATAATGCTCTATATCACCAGAAGCACCCAATACATTTCTCTTTATACCTATTTCTTTATTATGTACTGACATTGATTATTATCTCACCTCCCGTACATAATATTTATAAATATTACCAACCAACATTACGCGATACATTTTCTACTTTATGTTTATCTTTAAGCCTCATGCATAAATATCTAGAAGCGTCCATTACGTGATCTTCTGTTTTAAGTGGACGATCTTCACCACGCAACTGAGCTTTTGAATCCCATGAATATGTATGTACTTCTTTTATAAAAAATCTACATTCATTAGATACAAATAAAGTTCTAGCTCCTATAAAAGTAGCCATAGTCCTTATACCATCTATAACAGAATTATTTGCATTTTTAGCCTTCATATGAAATCTTCTTAATTGAAGTTTAAAACTAGCAGCTGCTGGGTCAATCATTATTTCAATATCACGATACCCTTTACCAGTTAAATACTTATTTTCTTCTATAAAAGCTCTCATATCTTCTGCAAATTCTAAATCTGTTTTTTGAACGTCATAATCATTTTCCCTTCTAGCTTCTTCTCTACCAGCAAAATAATATTCTTTCACAATATATATATTACCATCAGTATCTTTACCACCAAGTAAAAATACAGTAGCATTACCAGTACCATAGTCAACACCAATGCACCATTTAATAATTTTATCATAAGGTATTTCATTAGGATTAACTATATTTTCTCTATCAGAAAACATATCATATATTAATCCGTCTGCAACTACCCATTTCTAGCTTTACCATACAGGCTCTTTATCCTGTAACTAAGATTTCTCTTAGAGTTGGACTATCTCTTAACCATATCATCTAAGACTTAGGTTGTGGATTTCGTGGACTTTCACCATATATTTATAATACTTAGGTTACTTATCTAGTCTCTAAACCTTCAAGACATTTCTATACTTGATTGGTAATTGATTAGCATTTTACAGCTTTCCAATTTTAACCCACTTTATTTTCAATTAGCTTTCGCTAAAAGGACAGCAAATGTTTACCGTCTATAAATCTTTTCTTAAAAACACCAGAATACATTGTCTTATATCTATTTTTTACTTCTTCTGACAATGTTAAATTATCGTCCATAGTAAAATGAACATACATACCATTTTTTTCTTTTAAGTGTTTTAATACATCTTGATAAAACCAATGATGTGGTGAAGCTGGGTTACAGCAAACCATACACTTTGATCCATCCACAGATAAACGTGCTGTAGCTTGATTAAAAAAACTTTGTGGTATTAGTGCAACTTCCAGTTATGTTATCTCTTAGGCTTTTTATCCTAAGATTCTATATGTCACCATATAGCTCGGCATATATTTTCACCATATCTATGTCCATATAGACTTAGGTGTTGGAGACTCGTGGAAACATTATATTCTACTAACGTAGGTTCAGTTTCTATGCTCTACAATACTGAATACACTTTAGATTATTCAGTTATCTAGGTATTATCTTAAAAAGACTTCCACCTATTTTCCCCAATAATAATACAATATATTTCTATACTGCACGACAAATTTTATCAATATATAGCGCACACAAAGTGATCCCTTGGATCAAGTCTGCTGATGATTCCAATTATGTTATCGTAAAGGCTTTTTATCCTCTACTTCTATATGTCACCATATAGCTCGGCTTAAATCTTCACCATATTTAATTAAAACTTAGGTGTCGGAGTCTCGTGGAAATATTATATTCTACATAAAAATATAGGTTCAATTTCTAAGCTCTACAATACTAAATAATTTTTAATTTATTTAGTTATCTCGGAATTTTCTATATATTCTTCATAACCTCTATGAATGTCCTGAAAATGATCATATACTGCATACATGTCATAATTACGCTTTTTCAATCTTGCACTAAGAGTATCTTGTTTTATATTCATAATATCTGACCAATCATGAATAGTCTTAGTCTCACCATTAAACTCAACAAATCTAACACTACACTTAATTGGTGTTTCCAATATATCCTCAACAGACCATCCACGCTCATATCTAGAACATAAAGCTCTATAAACTAATCCAAGTTTATCAGCCCATTGCTTAAGATTATGTGTTTCACCATTATAAGTTAAAACAACATTTGATCTCATATTATTTCGTTGCTCAAATATAGTTGCCCATCTACAATTTGATGGTTCGTAGTTACCATTCACATCTATACGGTCTATGGTTAAATCATCACTATATCCACTACTCATTGCCCAATAATAAAAATTAGTGAATCCCAAAATATCATCTAACCACTCATCACAAACTGTTATACCACGACCACCATAATGCTTATAATCTTTATTATTAACATTATAGCATCTGTGCTTCATCCTATTCCAACAACGATATATTCTTGTATTAGACATTCCAGTTAATGGTTCCATGCTATAATACCTCCAAATAAAAATTTATAAACATATTATAACACAAAACAAAAAAGAAGTCAAGACTTTTTCCGATTTACCCCGATTATAATACATATAGTTTCCTACATGCACGACAAATCAATATCTTTAGCACCAAAAAGCCAAAATAAATTTGTTACACCATTTTTAGTTATTTCTAAATAATTATCTGCTCTATGATCTACACAATCATATCCCATACCTAATAACATTTGCTTTAACGTATTAACTACATTCCTACGTAATGCGCCGCTTGATCTCATTATGTTATCCTATAGGCTTTTTATCCTATAGTTCTATATATTACTATATAGCTCGGAGTACATTTTCATCATATCTAACTAAAGACTTAGATGTTGAACACTCGTGGAGATATTATATTTATTCAATCTCTACTCTCTACACTACTAACTGACCTATTCGCAATTCAGTTAGTTAGCTCGATATTGTCCTATTTTTTAAACTACACCTACGATTATTTGCTTGTTCTTTATGTGTTGCCCAAGTACAGTTTTCTTTACAATAATTGCCATTAACATCAATTCTTTCTATAGTCGTTTCATGTTCACCAAATTCTTCTACATGTTTTAAATAAGACTCATACATGTCTTCTTTAAATTCTTCAAAAGAATTCCAAAGACATTTTATACCTCTACCACCATAATCAGCATACTTATTAGAAGTCTCACAATTACACCTATATTTAATACCATCCCATATCTTATAAAATCGTGTAAAGTACATGCCATGCTTCATATTTGAATAGGGCAATGCTACATCTTTATAACATCCGCAAGACTTAGTATCATTATTAACTAAATGATCGAGCCTAACACTAACTTCATTTCCACACTCGCATAAGCATTTCCAATAAGTACCTCTATAAGGTACACTTCTGTCAATTTCAATTGCAGTCAACCTACCAAACTTTTGACCAGCAATATCTAAAATATCGTGCTTAATTTTCTTTGCTTTTTCACTAGCCAATTCGCGATTATAACAACCACAAGATTTAGTATGACCATTACGAAGATTTTGACCAATTACTACAACTGTATTACCACAATCACATAAACACTTCCAATAAGAACCTTTACCCTTAACCTTATGATCAAGAGAAATAACAAGTAACCTACCAAACTTTTTACCAATCATATCTATAGTCTTTTTTCCTGACATTTCAACTTACTCCCCCTAACTTTTTACTTTTATTAAAGCATAAAAAAGTCAAAATGTCAAATAGGAATTTTATCGAATTTGCTCAATTTTCTAAATAATGTTTCCATTATTAGGGGCAAATCAATTACCCACCATTGCAGCATTCATTCCATTAAATGTATCCATTACAAACAATACAAATGAAAGTGAACAGCAAATAGTTTTGCCACTTCTGACACTACCATCTGCAACCAATAAAAACTTATCACTTACTGGAGAATTATCCTGCCAATATGTTAATACTTTCATTTGTTTTTTACTAAAAGGCTTAAACTTAAATCCAGTTAATTTTAATTTTTTCTGATTAGCCATCTTTTAGAGCTTCTTCTAGCTCATCATCAACCCCTTCAACGGCATCATCATCCCAAACTTCATCTGTCTTACCTTGAATTGCTTTGATAATTGAATCAGAATTATCATCTTTTTCTTCTTTCTTCTCTCCCCAACCAAAGTATTGACGAAGTTTTTCCCACGCTTGCATTTTATCTGGAAGATTTATAGAAATACCATCTCTGCCTTGCTTTACTGAAACAATTAAAGATGCATCTACTTCTTCACTATCTACCAAATGCATTTTATTTACAAATTTAGTTATTGGTTCTCCTGTATCTGGATCTCTCATTACTGACCCATCTTTATCTAATACTGGAACTTCTTCTTCACTAAATTTTAGATAATCACTAATATCTGCTCTGGCTGATTTTATTAAAAACTCAAGATATTCATTAGGATCAATATCAAATACTCTCTGCTGAACTTTCTTCAACTTTTTTATTGCCGATTTTATCTTAGGCTTATTTCTAAGTCTATTGCCCATTACAGCACCCTTATATTTATCATACTTATAAACTTGCATTGCTGCTTGTGTAGCATTATAAGACTGTAAATATCTTAGGACAAATTCTTGCTCTTTATCTGTTAAATCAAGACCATCTAATAGATCCGACATAAAATCAACTGAGTCTTCTTTATCTATTTTAGTTTTCTTTGCCATTTCCTCCCCCTTCCCTTTAATAATTACACATCTTTCTCAATATTAAAATCTACATGAGCGAAAAGCCTGTTTCGGCATCCTCGCCCATGTAAATAATAGAAAGAGAAAGAAATAAGAACTATCTAATTCTATTATATCACAATTTTCAGAATTTGTCAAATTATAAAAAGGAGAGGTGACACCTGCAAGTATTCCTCTCCCACGAGCAGTTATATCATACTCAGGATTCTACGGTTGCCTATAGCGGGCTGTAGATAACCCATATTGTAATCACCGCACCCATTGCCTTGATTACACAATTAGTATAACAAAGAAAAAATAATTTGTCAACCCCTTATAGCAAAAAAGAGCCAATTTTTTGGCTCTTCTCTGCGAAAGGAGTTAATCTATATGTATCACTAAGGAGAAAACAATTTGGTAGCAGGTTCCGAACTCGAATCGGAATTTGAAGATCATGACTCTCCCGTACTACCTTTATACTAACCTGCAATATTCTTTAAAGCTTCAGCTAGTGATTTACATCTTCTAGCTGAAAACTCTAATTTCTTCAATAGTTCTTGCTTATATACACTATCTTCTAATGAATTAAGCATTTCTACTACAAACTCATTAGGTATTCTTATAGAAACTGTATTTGAACTACAGTCTGCAAATGCTGAAATATTGTCCATTTCTTACTCCTATTTAACTGTAGCAAAGGAGGCTGAACTAGTATTGCTCCGCACATAAAAGTCGCAGAACCAGCCCCAGATGCTACTCTATACAATGAACATGTATTACTACATGGACTTGCCAAAATTGGTAGGGCTGGAGGAAATCGAATCCTCGTCACTGGTTTATCTTACTACACATAGTTATTTATTCCTATGCCAACTAAAAGTTGTTGTAGTCTGGAACATGTCTTTACCATATTATTTCTAACTTAGGTAGTTGGTATATGTTCTCTACACATTTACATCTAAAAGATGATTTAGCTCGAAGTTCCCTAGTTATTCTCCGAATTAGCCAACATTCACATTAGAAGTTTCCTATCTAAGTGCTCCTCTACTATAATAGTAGAAATACTAGGACTAAAGACCAGCGCACTCACCATTGTGCTACAGCCCAGTTATTAGATTATTAAGTAATTTAGTTTCACTTTTCAGTTACTTATGACAATCGCCACGTAAAGGCATTACTTATGATTGTCTGCCCCATAGATGACTTGAACACCTGACAACAAGGATTAGAAATCCTTTGCTCTATCCACTGAGCTAATGAGGCAATTTACTAGACACATTCATGTATCTCTGAAATACCCAAAAGAATATTTGCTGTTTGTGCCTATTTATTTTACTAGATCCCATTAAAAAGATAATCAGTCTTTAATTATGTTTTAGAAATATATTATTGCTGAAAGGATCTACTATAATTTCTTAATCGTACTAGACTCATCAAAACTTAGCTGTTTCCCATTAACGCATATATTTTTGCTGTCAGAATCTACTAAGTCTGCAAGACACATATAAAGTATTCAAATTAACAGTTTGAGCTTTTTATTTGCTGTTCGTGTCTTATAAGAGGTGATAAAATGTTGAATTTAAGGAGAAACGAGACACATTTGAAAAAGTAAAATTGGCATATTAAGTATTTTCTTCTGTATTTGCTGTTTCGTGTCTCAACTATGTTTATATTATAACATAAAATAGGAGGATTGTCAAGCTATTTTTTTTATTTTTTTCTTCAAGTCCATTCCCCAAGAGGTTTTCCTACAATACCTTATCTACTACTGCATATCTTTCTTTATTTAAAACATTTACTAATGCTTTATATGGGTCTAATTCACTACTCATTACCATTTCCATAAGTGACTGACTGAATCCACTCAGCAAAATCACTCCTGCTTTACTTTCAGTTAATGGAATAGTATTAGTTCTTGAGTTTACATTCCAAAAGATTAATTTTGGAAGTTCATACCCTGCTTTTTCATATTTCTCTGCTATACACTCAAAAAGTACTTCATCTTCTTGAGCAATTGCTTCATGATCCCAATCATATGACCAAACATTACCACTTCTTACTGCATCATATTCCATATCACTCAAAATCAATATGCTTTTAGGCATATCATCTTGTGTAGCTTTTGCTTTAACTGCTGTCTCTAAAATGAGATCAAATACTGCTTCAATATTTGTATTAGAGCAATCAGCATATTTATGCAAATATGTGAGCTTATCTGCAAGACTTTCTTTACCATTAACATCTACAATTTGAGGCTTTGAACTAAAAGTGATAAACTTATTATGATACTGACCTTCACTATTTTCTGCACAGTATAATGTTAATGCATCAGCTACATCCATTGCAGTTGCACTAGAATTAGGAATATTACAAGTCATTGAACCTGAACCATCACGAACTACCAATGTGTTCTTGAAACCAATTACTTTTTCTTGTGCTTTCCACAATTCTTCTAAAGTAGCATCTTCTTTATATTTTGGCTCATACCAAAAATCAATACCACTAGTATACTTATGTACAATATCATGTAAAAACAGTGCTTTAGCGTTAATCTTTACAGACTTATCGCCATTAGCTAAATTATTGAGATATTCTTCTCTACGCTCTGCATCATGCTTGAAAAATGCATTTGCATATTTAAGATTAGCACAAGATGGAACTTTGCAGTAATCAATTTCTGACCATTGATTAGCTGAAGTCTTAACTTCTACAACATCAAGATATTTACGAAGTTTACTAAGCATCTTACGATACTGTTTTGGTGAAACTTTAAATACTTCTTTTGCAAGTTTATTAGCTACCCTTCTTGTTTCTTTACTAGAAGTTGAAATTGAAGGAAGCCATTTTGCACATAATGAAATATTTTCACCTCTACTCATAGCCTCTAAATCAATATTGATTATAGCACTAAGAGTCATGGCAATCATATTCTTTACGTTTTTATCTTTTACATTATCCCAAAGCCATACATAATCATCCCATCTACCATATTCAGCAATGTTAATATGATCTAGAAACTTTAATGCTAACTTTGGATGCTTATTGAAAAGATGAAGTGCAAATTCTCTGAATGACTTTCTTTCTCCTGCTCCTCCACGAACATCACGTAAGAATAAAAGCCATTTAAGTGCTAAAGCCTTATCCTCTGCAAAAGCTTGATCAAACAAATCTAAATCTGCTTTTGCTCTGTAACTTGGAATACCAAAGTTTAAGTCTACAAGTTTTTTACCTGTAGATTTATAACCTAAAGCTCCATTCTCTGTTACAGATTTTTCATTTTTCTCTAATTCGTTCATGAAATCCATTAAAAATTCCTCCTAGACTGCATTGCATTTAAAAATTTCAAGTTTTTACTGTTAAATTTGCTGAGTTCAGCCTAAATATTGAGAAATTTAAGAGAGCAATTTATTTCCCAACAATTTTCTGAATTTTACAGCCTAAAGCATCAAGAGAGCAATTTAGCTTTAAGCCATACTCATATTATATCACATCTGCCAAGCCTTGTCAACTAATTTTTTTTATAAAATGTAAATATTTTTTGCTCCGTATGTGATTATAACCCTATTATAACACAACTGAATTGATTTGTCAAGTATTTTCTGAAAATTTTTCAAAAAATATCTAAACTCAAGCTTGCCCATATAGTATAACACAATTTGAACAATTTGTCAAGTATTATTTTATAAGTTATTTATTTCACAAACTAAATATTTCTCTTGACAAAATACTAAAGCTATGCTATAATAATACACTATTATTATATTTAATATTAAAATAGTTATATAATATTAGTAATAAAATTTATGATCATAGACAGATTAAACATACTTTAGTATAGCTAAGATGATATCCCTTAATTATTATATAAATACTAAAAATAAATATATTATAGTTAATAAAGACATTTATGATCTCTGTATTCATAAACTAATTTTTTAGTAATATTAAGATGTTATAAATATCACTACTATTTTTAGATATAATTTTACTGAAATACCTATTTAGTATATATATTATTTAGTATGTATTTAGTATATATTTAGTAGAGGAGCTGAACGCTTATAAATACTGGGCTGAGAACCATTTAAGTGTGCTAATTTAGTCACACTACTGTGCTGGTTTAATCACACTACTGTGCTAATTTAGTCACAAATATATCAAATATATGTGCCAATTTAATCACATAATGTGCTGATTTAGTCACATTAAAAATCGACCTTTTTACCTAAAGCCCTTTGCTCATTTAACCATTTTTCATGAGATATTCTCTGTTCTTCTGTCATAGTTTTTCTTATAACTTTTCCATTATCCCATGGTCTTCCAGTATTTTTATCCATGCTATTCCAGTGATCTTTAAACATAGTTAATGATTTAACATCAAATATTCTATTAGTATTAAAAAGAAAAGGATTAACATATATCAATTGTTTGTTTTCATTATCATGTTTAATTAGTTTATGTTTTTCTAATACTTTAAGTGCTTTACTTAATACTGTACGATCCACACCTAATAGATCAGCTAATTTTGTTATTGTACAGTTAATCATAAACTTATAATTAGCATATCCTATTATATCTTTATAATCAGTATTACTATTTAGTATATCTAATATTTTTTGCAGTATATTTTGTTCTCTACTGTTTAATTTTAATACTAATTTATGTAATATAGGATCTTCTCTACCATAATGATTTACATACTCAATACTGTCAAACTTAATAGGACGATTATCACTACTAATTTCTTTGCTATTCATAGATTTTAACCTCATTTCATGTACATATAGTCATTCAGATTTAGTTTACCACAAATTTTTAAACTGTCAAGATAATTTTCTTATTGACTTTTTGACCAATGTATGCTATAATATAAGTAGAGTAAGAACTTGAGAGCATTGTAAAAATTTTCAGATTTTTTCAAAAAGTTCTTGACTTTTAGACTATAATGTGCTATAATGTATGTAGAGAGCAAAAATAAGAGAAGAAATAAGAACTATCAAATTTTTAACTGGAGAAATTAGCCGTGAAACACATACATGTAAATGATCTGCAAGGAAAAATCAAAATAGAGAAAGAATCTATTGCAGATTTAATTGAACTTACAAGAGTTTCACCTGTAGCTATGAGAATATTGCTTCTACTTTCTGTTTATGTAGATAAAACAAGCTCTTTAATCACTACAGTAAAAACTCTTAACTACATGCTTAATTTAAAATCTAGTCAAACAGAATATGGACTTAGAAAATTAGCTAAAGAAGGATTTATTGATCTTGAAGCAGTAAAACTAGATCATAAACAAACTGCTGAAGTAGTATCTCATAATGATGAACTATACTTTGATTCAGCCTGTACAATTTGGGAAGTAATTAGTAGAGAGAGAGCATCTAATTTTGATCTTACAGGTAAATATATCAAAGTAACAGTAAATTCAGCAGTAATATCTAGCACTAAAGTAAGAGAAAATCGAGTTTTGTTTAAAGTTAAAGATAATTTATTCTTTGACAAAGATATTAACGAAAATGAAATTGACTTAACGTGGTGGATTGACTGATGATAGAAAATGGTAAAGCAAGTATGTCATCAACTCTTCAAATAAGGATTCCTCTACATTTGAGAAAGAAATTTAGCGAAGTAGCAAATAAAAATAACGAAACTCCTGCTAGACTTATCAGAGAATTTATTCATAAATACATTGCAGAGAATGATAAAGATGCTAAATAAAGATGATATTTTAACAGAAACATTGCAAAATAATGTTTTTGTATTAAACACAAATAAAGAAAATGCATTTATATTTACACTTTCAGATCTTCATATTGGACTAGGTAATCAAAAATATATTAAAGCAATTATTGACTTTATTAGTAGTTTAGATAATGCATATGTAATTCTTGGTGGGGATCTTTTAGATAATCCTATTAAATCTAGTCCTGCTTCACCATTGGAAGATTATCTCACTCCACAACAGCAAATAGATAAAGCTGTAGAACTTTTAACACCCATTAAGCATAAGATTGTAGCAATCATAGAAGGTAATCATGAAAAAAGAACTGAGAAAGAAACATATATTTCTATTACACAGATGCTTTCTACACTTTTAGGTATTCCTAATACATATAAACGTGAATTAGCTATAGGTTATATTACTCTTAATGAGAATTGTTATGTATATGTAGATTTACATAAACATAGAAAGACTAAAAATTATTATGCTTTTTATAATGCAGATATATTAGTTTTAGAACATACGCATGAATATAATTATACAGAAAAACCTATAATTTTTCACAATAAATATACAAAAAAGCCTTCAGTAAGAACTGTATATGAAATAAATAATGGATCTGCTTTAGCATTTCCACATTATGCAAAATATGCAGGATATTCTATACAATCTATTGGTACATATGTAGTAGAGCTTAGTGGTAAACAAAGAAATATTAAAGTTTGGAAAGATGTAGATTTAATAAATGCAATAGAGAGAGGTTATCATTAAATGAGTCATAAGTATATTGCTCAATGTACAGGATCTTATGATATTAGAGCTGATTTAAAAATAATAGCTATGAGAGAAGCAGTAGATAAAATTTATCAAAATCACAGAAGAATTAGTGTAGATGATATTCATTTGAGCATTGCTAATACAGATAGTTATGATGGATTCTATACTGTAGAGTATACATTTTACTTTACTGCTTTTGGGGAATCAGAGTTAGATGTTGAGAAAATAATTAAAAAAGGTGAGCATTTAGAAATTTTAAGTGCTGAATGAGGAAATGATTATGGCAAGTAAAAAACAACCAATCGTAACTTTTAAGAATTACGAAGAATTTATTAAGTGTGCATATGAATGGGTAGATATTTTAGGACTTAATAATTGGTTATTTGAGTTTAGACTAATTAACAATAAAGAAATTGGTAAAACTAAAACAGGAGCATCAGAACTTGGATTAAATTGTTTTAATAGTTCTGATCTTTTAGCGGTAATTACTATTGCAAACGGTGCTGGATCTATTGCAGAGTTCAATTTAGTACATGAGCTTTTACATTGTTTGTTAGAATATGGTAATTGTGATTGTGTAGACTCAGACGAACAGGATGGCTATGTGAACTTCTATCAAAGGTCTATTCACTCAAGATTAAACCAGATGGCAAAAAGTCTCCTTAAATGTAAATATCCTCAAATTACTAATGAGTTCTTTAGAATTGAACTTAATGGATTTATTGAACATATGGAGCAAGAAGACATTAAAGATGAATTTCCTTGCAATGGATGTGCTAAGAAGCAATGAAAGAAGTTGAAGTTATGGAAAATTTTGAAACTATTACTCTAACAAATAAAGACCATAAACAAGTAATTGTAGATAAAGAATTATTTGATGAATTGTCTAAACACAAATGGCATGAAAATCCCTATGGTTATGCTTTTAGTAGTAAATTAGGATTTATGCATAGATACATATTAAATTGTACAGACAAAAATTTAATTGTAGATCATATAAATCATAATATTTTAGATAATAGAAAATGCAATCTTAGGATAGTAACAAGACAACAAAATAATTGGAATTCAAGGAGCAATACGGGTACTTCTAAATTTAAAGGTGTTAGACGGATAGAGAGGGACAATAAGTATATTTCTTATGTGTCAAATATTGTATACAATAAAAAAGCAATATTTTTAGGATACTATAGCACAGAGCTTGAAGCAGCTTATGCATATAATCTACATGTTAAAGATTACTTTGGTGAATATGCTTGTTTAAATGAATTTACTAGTGAAGAATACAAAACTTTACAAACAATGCTTCCTCTAAGAACTATTTATGAACGTAGTAAAGAACATGCAACTTCTAAATATAAATATATTTGCTATTATAAATCGTTTAATTGTTGGGCATATGAAAGAAAAATAAATAAAATTAGATATAGAAAATCTGGTTTTTTAACCGAAGAAGAAGCACATAATGCTTATATAGAGAGGATGAAGGAAATAGGAGTTGAACCATAATGGGTAAAACAACAAAAGTTGTGGAGAAAGAAAAAACCCTTGATCTTTACAACTCTGATAGAGAAGAATTTTATACACGCATGAGTGCTGAGCAAAAAGCTATGTATAATAGTATCCGAGATAATATTTTTACTTTTTGTGAAGCTAATGCGGGCAGTGGTAAAACACTTTGCTCTGTAAATGCTATGGTAGAACTTTTAGCCGAAGGTAAAATATCTAAGATTATATATATTCAAAAGCCATCTGAAAGATATCTTTCAAATGGATTCCTCCCAGGGACGGCAGAGGATAAGCTAGAGATGCTATATACACCACTATATGATGCATTAAATACTTTAGGATTCTTTGATTCAGCTATTGAAGAAATGATTGATAAAGGAATGCTTCAATGTGTTTCAGATATGGCATTGCGTGGTGTAAATATTAAAAGTGCAGGAGTAATATTGGATGAAGGTCAAAATTTGGATTATCATACATTAAAACTTATCTTAACTAGGTGTTCTGATGATTCCCATATTGTAATGATAGGAGACAGTTTGCAACGTGATAATAGAAGAGCATCCACAGATTTTGTAGCTTATGGTAATTATCTAGCAGAAAAACCTTTTGGTAATAAAGTCAAGCTTACGCATAATTATCGTGGTATTTTTTCACAAACAGCTGAAAAATTTATTTTTGAGGGTTAAATTATGAGTAGTGACTGGGTAAAATTTCGTGACAATCTTTTAAATAATCTGAAATTTGATAATGTTGATGAAGCTTTAAAACAAAGTTTGACAATCCATATTAAAAATGATATACTACCTTTAGCTAAAGAATCTGCTGATTCGTTTATTTCTCAAATCAAAGAGCAAGCTAAAACAGAAACTGGTTGGGTTAAAATTAGAGATTTAATTGTCCTTCCATATATTATTTATGGTGGTTTATGGCTTATCGAACAAACAATAATTAAAACTGTTGAAGAAACTAAGAAGGTGTAGTAGTGAGTATAGATATAAAAGAAACATATTTAGATTTTAATAGTTTATCTGAAAGAAGTTATACAGATATGATTGTTATTCATCATACAGGTAGTCCTGATATGGATGCAAGTGCTGAACAGATTCATGGTTGGCATCTTAATAATGGCTGGTCTGGTATTGGATATCATTATGTTATTCGTAAGAATGGTACTATTGAACGTGGTAGACCTGAGTGGTCTATAGGATCACATGCTTATGGTGAAAATTCTCATACCATCGGTATTCATCTTAGCGGCGATTTTGAGCAAGCTTATCCTACTGAAGATCAACTTGACCGTTGTGGAGCATTAATAGCGGATATTTGTGATAGATATGGGATTCCTATTGATCGTAACCATGTGGTAGGGCATGGAGAACTTATGTCTACTGATTGTCCTGGTACTAATTTGCAAACTTATCTTGATGACGGTACTATTATTGGAAAAGCTATCTGGTATTATAATAAAGAAAATGGTATTGAACAGACTGAAACACAAGTTGTAGAACAAGATGGGGGCAATCAAGGTGGTCGTGGTTCTGAAAGATTTAATACTTTAGATTCTTTACCTGATTGGGCAAAGCCAACTATCGAAAAGATGATTACCAAAGGTCTACTTAATGGCAATGGTAATAGTTTAGATCTTTCACTAGATATGATTCGTATATTTGTAATAAATGATCGTGCAGGTCTATATAATTAATTAGTCTGGGGCAAGTTGAACTGACTTGCCCTTTTTCAGTTAGGAGGGGTTATATATGAAGAAGATTACAGTGCAAACAATAAAAGATAAAGATAAAGCAAAGACTCTTGTTGAAATGCTATGTAGATTTTATAACTATGATGCTGTAGTAAATATTACAGATGATTTATTTAAGATTACAAACTCAAGTAATAATAGATGGGATGATGTTTTAATTTCTTTGTCTGAGTCTGAAAATAATTATACATATCTTTATTTTTGGGAAAATGGAGAAAAGGAAATGAATTTAGCTGCATGTCTATCTATGTATGTTAATGCTGTCCCTAATCCTCTTCCTTCTACTTATTTTTTAGTTAATCATACAGATGCTGTATTTTGTAAAATTGAACTTGGAAAAGAAACTAACGTGGTAGATATTGCTAAAGGTATTCATACTTTCTTTGAGGAATAATTTTTGTGGAAATTGGAGAAATAATGTATTCTCGTCCTGTTGCTATTAAAATAATAAAGAAAAATCCTAATGGTTCATACGTTATTCAGTATTTAGCAACAGGCAAAAAAGAAATTCTTACTGAAATTGAACTTTTTCGTAAATTTCAGCCAAGATACTCTTGACAAATAGGGCAGTATGTGCTATAATTTTAGTATGATGAAGGAAAGGGGATATGCTTCATGTTATACTTATTATATATCACTACTGCTCTTATTTTATTTATTTATTTTTTGGATAAGAGTAGACATATCTATGTTCGTATTTTCAGCTTTTATGCTAGTATTGGATGCAGTGTAGAAATGATATGTAAAATGTATGGCTTTTATTGACTTTTTGCTAATATACTACGGAGGTTTTATGAGAAAAATATATAATACTAATCAAGGAATTGACATTTATATTGATTTACTTGAAACTAGCTATCACGACCCAGAAACACAAAAATGGCTTTGGGATAAAGCTAAAGTAGTGTATAGCGGTCTTAATACTTCTCCACTTATGTTTTTAGATAATAAAGTAACCATTGGTTGGGAAGATGACGGACATATTTGTTTTGATTCAGATTGTCCAGTGTTTAATATTCTTTATTTTGAGATTCTTTTGCGTGACGGACAAAGTTTACTACAAAAGATTCAGAAAATTTCAGAAAAGGGGTGATACTTTTGCAAGAATCTATTAGATTTCAGTTAAAAGAATTGGAGAAAATGGCATTAGATCCAGAGCGTGAAGAACTTCAGAAAAAAGTTTCTCAATTTGTAGTAGACTCATTAAATAAATTAGAAGAACTTCAGATTGACCCTATGTATTCTACACAACTTCTTTCTGTTTTAGCTTCTGGCTATCCTGTAGTAACTTTAACAGAAGATAACGCTAAGTGGAAAATGAATGAAACAGGAGATTTAGAACATTTTCTTTGCAAGCATGTAATTAAAAGAAATGGTCAAATATTCAATACATTAGGCTATGTATTTTTTGAGCCAGAAAGTGATAGAGGATTTACGGATAAAACTTACAGTATGAAGAAATTAGAGCTTCCTTGTCCTGCAACAGCATTAAATCCTGTATATTTACAACTTAAATATAAATTGAATGAAAAATCTCTTGAAGATCAAGTAAAAACACTAATTGATTACAAACAGGCTAAAGAAACAGAGAATGAACATATTAGAGAAACGTGAACTTGCTAAAGTTATTATTCAATACAATAAGGGCAACTTAGAACTTTTTAATGATATTACTAAAAAACATTGCCCTTCTGTATTTGATCTACCTTGTGCTTGCTCTGATGGAGAAATTACTTGTAAGGGTAACTGTATTCTTTGTTGGAGTTTTGCTTTACGTGAATTTGCTTTTAATAATTTTGGAGTGGACTTAAATGAAATCAAACCAATGTCGAGAGCTATTGTATAATGTATTAGTCAAAACATCAAATGTAGAAGATATGGAAAAACTTCTTTCTTCTTTGTGTTCTGAATCTGAATTAGATAAGATGGCACAAAGACTAAAAGTTGCTAAAATGTTTTTGGAAGGTGCTAAATATAGAGATATAGTAAAAGAAACTAATGCTAGTACAGCAACTCTAGCTAAAATTAAATTTGACTTATTCTATGGGAAGAAGGGATTAGTAAATGTTTAAAGGTAGTAGACATAATGGCGGTATTCGTTGGAGTAAGAAAAGAAGTTGGGATCTTTTTGCATATTTAGCTCCTTTTCTTGCTAGTGAATTACGTGCTTTTAAGAAGGCTAATATAAATGGTGTTCCCAATTCTTTTGCTGAACTATCTAATGGAGATGTAGATAAGGGAATGGAACTTTGGCATGAAACTATAGATAAAATGTATTGGAGTTTTAATGAAATAGCAAAAGATCACCCAAATTCCCCTTGGAATATTGCTTGGGAAAAATATTGGAAAGAATATGGTCAATATAGAAAACCAGAAGATTGGTCTTATGAAGAAAATGGACATCATTATTATAATTCTGATGACCGATTTGTACCGCCACCAAAAGAAGAACAAGAAGAATATAATAATAAAGTAAAAGAAGGATTACATTTATTTGCAGAGCATTTTGAGGAGTTGTGGGATTAATTATGTATCTCAAACTATTTTTTAAAAGGCTATTTAAGCCTTATGACTTTAAATATATACATACAAATGATTATTACTTAAATTTATTTTACGATGACCTTGTTAATTTAGATTGTAAAATCTGCTTAGAGCATGATAAGAATTATGTTAATCATTTATTATTTTTTTCAGATTATGGTGGATACGCTTTTAAATTTAAGGATTGTCTTGAGTCTGCTGGATTTAAAGTAAAAACAACATTTTATAGCTTAGACGATGAAGATAGAGGTGGCATTTTATTTACAGTGTATTTGGACAATCTTTGGGAGCTGATGTAATGTTATCACGCAAAGAAGCTGTTCTTCAAATGATTGAAAGTAGAAATAAAGAATTAACTAAAGACATCCCAGATCTTTTAGATAAAGTAAATGATAAAATTCAAATTTCTGTTAATAAAGGTTTTGGAGAGGTAAATGTTAATTTACATGGTGAAGATATTGAGTCTATTAAATCCTTAATAACATACTTAAAGGATAAGGGATTTTATGTTAAATTTTATACAGAAAGATTTGGTAATTTACCTAATGGGTTAAAAATTCCTCATATAATTATTAGATGGGA